AGCACCCATCAGTACCCGGTTCTGCGCAATCTCCTGCCATGTACCGCCGAACAGTTCGGCGGGACTGGTAGTGCTGACTGTTTGAAAAATACTGCCAACGGGGTAGGCAGCCAAAGCGCTGTCCGCAGAAAGTGTTCCGTCCGCATCGACCGTCAGACCGCTGCCAACCTTCACACCGCCCAGCGTGGTTGCGGTGGCGGCGGGGAGGGTGTATTCCTGAGCATCGGCGCTCAGCATTCCATCTTCGGTCACAGAAAGTCCACTGCCGACCTTAATTCCGCCCAGTGTGGTTGCGGTGGCGGGGCGAAGTGGCATGTACTGCTCAAGCAGCTTCATGATCTGGTCCTGCGTCATGTAGTCCGACAGGTCCACCTCTTTGCGGGTATTGACCCACGCGCCGGTGTCGCCATCCCACACCCACATGGTGTCAGACTCGCCGACGATCGCCCAGTCACCGTTTTTTGCTTCTGTCAGATCTGCGGCCAGTTCTTTTTCTGTTTGGTACCAGCCTTTGTAACTGTCGCCGATAAGTTGAGCTTTCTCAGCATAAATTTTAGCGTTTGCTTCGCTTTTTTCTGCAGTTTTTGCGCTTGCAGCTGCATTGGTGGCACTAGAGCTAGCGGCAGTAGCCTTTTCGGAAGCTGTCGTAGCGGCGTCAGTTGCTGTAGTGGCGGAAGAGGCTGCATTTTTTGCGGACGTGGATGCGTTTGTGGCGCTTGTACCAGCTAAAGTCTCGCTAGCCTTTGCATTTTTCTCTGATTCGGCGGCTTTAGCCTGAGATTCAGCGGCAGCAGTTGCAGATGCTTTGACTGTTGCCTCACTTGCAGCGGCAGAAGTTTTACTGCTGCTTGCAGCTGCAGCTGCAGCTGCTGCACTTTGCTCACTTCTTTTTGCTACGGCTTCACTTGCAGCAGATTTTGTCTCGCTGTTCTTGGCGGCATTTTGACTTGCGAGAGCAGCAGCTGCACTTTTAGCGGAGGAATTAGCATTTGAAACTGCTTCATCCCTATAGTTCTTTGTCTCGGAGCAGATCTTGAAGAAATCACTTGTTTTGACATCAAGGGCGTCAAGAACATCATCAGAGAAGCCGTACATGGGACGCCACTTGTCATGGCTGTCGAGCATATATACATGCGCGTCTTCTATGCAGTAGGCAACGCTGGTTGGCCGAGCATATTTTTTTACAGAAAAGGCAATGCCAATCGAACAACTAGTGGGAAGTGACTCTATATCGGCAACTTTGTCAATGTAGAAGTGGTACCATGCTGTATCAATTGTTTCGAGCTTGGTTTCTGCAATTAAAACAGCCATTTTTTCACTCCTTTCTTCTAATTCCTGCCGCATCAGCAAATTTCAGCAGCGCCTTTTTTTCTAAGTTCTGAAACTTAGAATACTCTTGCTTGGAGAGGATCTTCAGCGCATCGGTTTCAGGCAGTTCGACCTTGATTGGCAGGCAATCGCCGATCTCAACATACCGGTGATTGTAATAATAGGCACTTGCAAGGACACGGGCCTTGTGTGCCCAGCAAATAGAGGTGGTACGCTTATTGGCTGTACCGAACACCTCATAATTCATGCCAGAACACCATCCGCACCCTGCAGACACAGGGCATTCCAAGCATTCTTTTGGAGACTGTGTTGTACGAGTAATTGCGTCAAGATCCGCTTTTACACGTTTTTGCTCATCAGTGACATATAGTCCATCGTAGACGCTTCCGAATCGGACTTTCTTGGCTTTTTCCACACCAATGCTGATAGGAGCATATCGAATACATGGATAGGCGCTCCCATCCGGCGCAAACGATAACATAGCGCCTGTGCCACCGCAGAAATTCTTGTCGTCTTTAGCTTTTTCGCCGAGCAGACTATCGAGAATCGTGACAACAACATCCAGTTTGTTGTCTACAATGTAGTCGGACACAATCTTCAGCTGCTCATACAGAGACCGTCCATCTGCAGGCGTATACACAGGTTCATATGCGTAGTTACAAGCGACATCAGAGCATCCTTCATCTAACATCATCTTGAGACTATCGGAAATGTACGGGAATGACCCGGGAACAAAAGTCATTTTGCTGTTGGTCCATCCAAAGCGGCGCTTTCCATCTTGAAATGCGGCCCATGCTTTTGAAAAGCTCCCGTTACCGTGTTCATCGAGGCGGTACATATCGTGAAGATCCTGAACGCCGTCAATGCTAACTGTGATTGACATGAGGTCGTGATACTTTTCAATCAAATGCTGCGCTTCAGAGCTAAACCAGAGTTGACCATTCGTAGCAAAAGAGATCCTTGTGAACGGAGCCAGTGGAATGTCGCGACGGAAGCATTCTGAAAACCAGTAATCACAGATCTGTTCAATCAAAGTGGCCTCAAGCAGCGGTTCTCCGCCGATAAAGTCGAGAACGACAGCCCGTGTATTCCAGTTGATGAAGTCCGAATCGTTGCGTTCGTACTGGTCAAGCAAGTAATCAACAATTTTTCTGCCGGTCTCGACGCTCATATGCTCCGATCCCTTGTGATGCTCATAGCAATAAGAACACCGAAGATTGCAGCCGTTCGTAACCTGAAATGTGATATTGCGGCATGCACTGCTGGTTTCAGGAAGGTCTCGGCAGTACAGTCTTTGGACTGTATTTCCGTAGTCCTCAAATCTCTTGTTTTTCAAGGAGATAGACCTCCTCCCTGCCGAAATCGAATTGGTAGCGGACATATCGCGGATCGTTCAGGTCGATATACCGCGAAACGACGGTATCCTGTGCCATTTTAAGCTTCATTTGTGCAGCTCTGCACAGCTCTGCATAACGCATAAGGATCTTGGCAGTTTCAGGGTTCGCATTGGCATTCAGCTGTCGGCTGAGAACCGCCATGAGAGACTCATACGACTGTGCCTCATAAAAAGCACGCTCTACAGTTTCGCTCTCGATGGTAGTCAACTCTACAATTTTCATACTCTTCCCCTTTTCAGATCTCAGCAGGCATCTATTTTCGGAAGCCTGTCTGCAATCTGGCTGTACCGTTCCCGAATTTTGTTCATGGACACCATGGCATTTGTCAAAGCCCGCAGATTGCTGTTGAAGTCAAGCCTCAGATATTCAGTCAAGATGCGAAGAGCAAACCACATGGCAAAGATATCAGCATCTTCAGAACAACGGTAATCGCCAGCGCCGAGTAATGCGTCCTTACATTTCAGATCTTTGGTGACAGGATTCGCTGCAAAATTAAAAGTTCTCGATGCCAGCCCAAGAGCCAGCAGGTTTCGGCGCTCATCAGAAGCACTCTCGATTTTGCAGGCTTGCAAAGCGGAGTCCACGACTGTAAGGCAGTAGATAAACCAGTCATCAAAGTCTGTTGCGTCGATAGCACAAAGAGCGCCAGCATATCCAAGACACCAGAAAAGCTTATCTTCGCCGTTAGGAGCGGCAGACAAGAGCACACTCCAGTCATCGACATCGATGGTGGCCTTTTGAAGGAGCTTAATGATCGGCAGATTTCTGAGATACGATGCATCTGCATCTGAGTCGCCGTTACTTGCATAATGAATAGTAGCGTCCATCTTTTCCTCCTGTATTTTTTAAAATAAGAATCCAGAGCAGCTTGTGCAGCCACCGGAACACGATCCAGAACATCCATCGCAGCTTGAATCGCAACCACTTGTGCACTGTGAGCCACAGTGACTGTTGCAATCTCCTCTGCAGCTATCAGAGCATCCGCTCTCGCAATTGAACATGCATCCAGATCCAGAACAGCTATCTTGACAGCTGTTGGCACAGTAAGAACTGCATCCTGAAGTGCATTGTCCGGTGCAATCATCAGCACAATTGGTGCTGCAGCTTCCCTCGCAGGAACTTGAACAACCATCACATGAACCGGAGCATCCGCCACTACAGGTTGTCTTACAGTTTCTTGTGCAGCTATCGGCACAGGCTGCTGTGCATGTACCTGTACATTTTCCAACGCAGTTGCCAGTGCAGGAATTTACGCAGGTGCCCATGCAAGTGCCGGTACATGTTCCTCCGCAAGTATTTGCACATGCTTGCGTGCACGTTCCAGTGCATGTCCCGGTGCACAATCCAGAGCATGTTGTCTTGCAGCCACCAACGCAATCATCTGCGCAAGTCGCAACGCAAGAGTCTAAACAACCACCCGTGCAGCTACCGGTACATCCAGAACACGAGGAATAGCAACCAGTTGCGCAAAGGCCGGAGCACGCTCCTGCGCATCCGCTTGATGAGGATGTCTCCTCGACCGAACTGAGTTCACTGAGCATCGATGCAGCTTGAGCCAGTACATCGGCAGTAACCTTGTTTCCATTTTCAGGTGCAATGGATGAACCCGTAATGGCGCTCAAAGGCTGAGTGAGCTTCTGAATGTGTTCATTTCTGATAGTTTCTCCTACTGCAATAGCATTTGAGAACTCTTGTTTGTATGAAGCCATGCTGCCAACGCTCTGCCCACGCGCTGTTCCCTCAGCTTTTCCGCGACGGCCAAGCTCAGCATCAAGTGCTTTCTTTATTTCAGAAAAGTCAGAAGCATAGCACCGTGAATCCTTTTTTATCATCACTTGCCCCCTACTCTGACTTTTACAAGTCTAAGATCTGTTCGGTCATCGCCTTCACAAGCGTAGCCAACAATTTTATCGGTAGGGCAGGATTCACACGAACCAACGGCACGTCCGATTCCTGGCGTTTCAGACAAAACAATGTAGTCACCCGTATGAACAGGCCCGATCACTTTGGTATGCACACGGCCAGCAAGAGAAACAGGAATAAAAGAGGGCAGGTTTTCCGCAAGGAAATCATGCCCTTCTCTAACTTTATTGCCGCCGATAAGCATTGCAAACTCATCAGTGTGGACTCCAGCGATACGGTCAGACAAATTCGTTGCCTTGATGTATCGTTCCGTCTGACTGCTGGTATCGAGAGCAACGATGTCGCCCGGTTCTGTTTGTTCGCCACGCGGCATCAACTCAGCATAGTCGTTATAAACTGCATCGTAGACTCGCTTTGCATTGATATCACCAGATACCGTCAAAGATTTAAGATGCGCGTCGCCTGTTGACAAAACATAATGCGCGGTTCCGTTTGCAAAGTAAACATCACCAATGAACGTACCGCCGGCTGTCTGCATTGCGCCAAGATTTGCACACGCCTCAGGAGCGGTAGTGGCATATGTTCCACCTCGTTCGATGGGCAATGTTCCGACTTCAATGTCGTCTGCAGAATGCTTATGGTCTGCAGACGCATATTCATCGCCATGTTTTCCGTCAAGCTTATCGGCGTTGCATCCATTCATCAGATCCAGTTCTGCAAGCATCTTTGCAATTTGATCCGCTGTGAATTCGGTCTTTGGCAGTGCGTCATTGGCGGTGCTTTTAACAGTTGAAAGATCTGAAATGGCTTGATTCAGCAAGCTTGACAGAATGTATGTAACCATGTTGAACTGCTGGCTTGTCGGCTTTCCGTTAATGCCGCCAACAATGGTAGCCCAGCCGGCCTTCCATTCGTCAATAGATAGCTCCTGTTTGGTGCCATCTACAGAAAAGGCAACTTTTGAATAGTCATCCACAACTAATCCGGATCGTGTTTCGGCCACAAAAAATCCTCCTTTCCTTTAGTTAATCGATTGCGCGAATTTTCCGTTTCCGAACCCCGCAACATTTGGATTTATGTCAACAAATCCGAATGTATCTGTATCTACTGTAGAACAATCCGCTTTGACCTTTACGCCGGCAGGATGAACGATAAGATCGTGAGATCCAAGAATCGAAAGAACTAGATCGGAAAAAGGCGCAGATATTGACAGATGAAATGTGGCTGGTGTGTCTCGCTGCTCGCTGTACAAAACCTGTGAAGCCCCAAAAATAATTTTTGTCGCTTCAATGATTTCATCCGGGGTACAGCGACAGCTGTTGACATAAGCCTTATATTTAAGGCATACCCTATAGATGCTGTCGTCGTCAGCAAGCTCACGGCTTCCGATCATGATGCCCGCTTCCTGTCTGGACAAGCAAACAATTTGCCCTATGCGATCAAGTAGAACGCCAGAACACGAATCAATATCATTCAGACTTTCAATCTGACCGAGTGCAAGCTCCAATTCTTCATATGCCGGAGAAAATGCCCAGGGGATACCATCTATGACGGACATTTTTTCTATCCGTATGGGGGTGGTTTCGATGATTTCGTAGCTCAAATTTCTTCATCCTCCCCGACGCTTTTTTGCAGAACCCAAGTGCCAGATGCACTTTTTCTATAAATAGATGGCGGCTCGATAACTCTGGCGATGCTTCCCATTGCACAATCGGTTGGCAAGCTTTTAAGATCGTCTTTCGTATCACAAATAAAGTCTCCGAAATAAGATTCGTCACAAGCTTCCAGACGAAATTGCAGTGGGAGCTTTTCAACCATATTGTTGTAAGCAGATATCAAGTTGTCTTCACCACCCTAATGCATTTGGGAGTCAGAATCGGTTGCTGATTGATTTTGACGGGAACAACTCCGTTCAACAGCTCATCATCAGACACATCAGAAATGTCAGGGGTTCTACTGAGCATCCCTCTGATTTCGACAAAATCAACTCCAGAAACAGATTCGAGAATTGGCCTGATGAATTTTTGCAGTCGGATCACCTGACCCGTATGAAGCTGCTCATCAAGGAGAAGGGTCTGAATTCTGGAGACATAATCATCATCCAGTCCATCAGAACTTGTGATCTTAACAGACACAAGCAAGTAGACATCCAGAACGCGAGTAAATTCCACATACTGTTTTTGGCCGTTGGAATCAACAGCGTAGGCATAATGAGATCCATACGCCCGAATACCAGCAGACTTGTTTTCCCAGATTACTTTTGCAACGTCATCGTCGCTTCCGCCCTGAACGATCATTTCAATGCTATGAGGCGGTCTTCCGGCAGAATCGGGTTCATCACCATCGTTTTGGTATCCAGTGGAAAATGTGACCCCATCAACATCGTTGTACAGCAGAGAAGCGATGCTAAGAACCGTTCCGGTTCCGCGCATGGCAACTCGATTTGTGTAGCTGGATCTTGCTTCAGCATCAGTCTGAACAAGTCTTCCCTTTATCGGAGCGATGCAATTGGTGCAAGAGCTCCATCCATCTACTGTAGTAACGATATCTGTTATGGTTCCGTTTGCCAAAACGACGCTTCCATAATCGACGCTCTCAAAGGCAATATTGCTTGTGACCGAGACCACCGTTATGTAGCGGCAGAGCGTGGCGGAAAAGCTATCAGAAGAACCAGAGGACTTGAACCGGATAACGGATCCTCCACTATCATCAGCGATCTTTGAAACGGAGATTCCGTATTTTTTCAGATCGCTAAAATTTTGGAGCACACTAAAAATCTGACTGAAGGCATCGTCATAAGAGGACACCGAAAGATCTTTAGTAACAGATATTGACTCGTCGTAGGCTCCAACCTCGCCAGATGTTGAGCTTCGCACAACGCCAAATGTGAAAGTAATGTCTCCAGAAATGCTCTCAATTGGAGCGATATCAAGGACATTCCAATTTACACTTGAAATCTGAGAGACTTCTGATGCTTGGAACTGCCTTTGAGGAAAAGAGCTTGTCTGAACGATAGCGCCAACGGGAATAGTGGTTCCTTCTCGCCCTGTGCAGGCAAGAGTGTATTTTGTTTTTGACTGTCCAATACGGCTGACTCCGCCAAGCTGCATACAGTTGTCAAGCGCAATCCCTTCGGCAGTATTAGGAAAAAGGTTTTGATATCCGGCTGCGAATATCTCCCAAAGCATTGAAGGCTCATCAGAAAAGATGGTGAAGAGCACATTCATAAAGCTCTGAGGATTCTCGGACGGGTCTATTCCAACTTCTGTTTTGAACCTTTTGCAGGCAGTATCATAGATTTCGTCCAAACGGCGCATGACAAAGCCTTTAGGTGTTATTCCAAGATCCGGCATGAGACAATTCCACCTCGCTCTCTATTTCTTCTTCAGAAGTTTTCGCCGCAAATTTGACTGTCAGTGTTCGCTTCGAGCGATCATTGACCAAGTTGATATAGCTAACGCCGATAATCCCATCAACGCTCAAGATTTGATCTTTGATGAGCTTCTCAATCAAATGCTCACTTGGATTTTTTATGAGGATGGATTCAAAGTACGGGGTTCCGAGCGCTTTGTTGAAGATCCATTCGCCTTTTATCCATCTCAGCTTTATGGATACAGCTTGGCGAACTGAGTCAATGATTTCAAAGTCACCTTTTTCATTGATGAACAAATCTCCTTGCGAGTTGAGGGCAAGATCTTTCAATGCCATAATTGAATCTCCAATCACTGCGGACCGCTTGTCGGGCCGTGCACTCCGGCATGGGTATGAGAGTTCATCACAATGCCGCCAAGTGTCAATGTTCCAGAGATCGTAACATTTCCATTAACCTGAACGGTCCCTTTGACCGCTACATCTCCGGTGATATCAATAGAACTGTCAGTAATTTTGACCGTGGTTCCATTCTTCTTCAGCTCTATGCAGTCTTTTTTTACCGTAATGGTTGCGGTGGGAGCATACATAATGGCAGCATCCTCCGTACCAGATCTTTTTGTCTGTTCTCCAGAAGATCCACATAGGCCGGGAAGCAAAAGAGAATTTGAAAGATCGAACTTAAGATCGGATCCGGTACCCCCTTCGCTAAACAGCGAAATACACCCATCGCCGCTTTTGACGGGAAATGCAAATCCGATTGTGCCGCCTGCTCCACATGGCATAAGTACCTTTGCTCCTGAAAGATTCGGATACGGGATTTTCTCTCCATCGTCAGTTGTAACTTCGAGATCAGGCTTTACTTCAGCGGTGAAGTTATCCGTAATATTTCCGATCTTTCCGGGAGCTGAAGTATGGATGCTTTCATTGATCTTCGATGAGATCAATTCATCCAGTGCTTCATAAACATCTTGTTTGAAGTCTCGATCCTTCACCTCACTTCACCTCCACAATCTGGGCTTTACAGATCCAGTCTCCGCCTTCGGTATCACCATCAAAGGCTATTTTTGACATTCGGTAATTACCGCTATATTTGCGAGATTCCAACTTGATGTAGTCATCAATCAGGATATGGCCGTTCAAAAGGTATTCAATTTCAAGACCCTTTTTTGCCTTTCGCTTAGTTGAGTTCTTTCCCTTATTATTGCTGGTTTGGGATGATTCATAGACAGGCTTTGGAGAACCAATAAGTCCTGTATCGGCGGCAAGGCGATATGCAGCTGTCGTGATCGGCTCATCAAGCGTGCATATCTGGACAATTCCATTCTGAACGCTCCATCGGAGGCCGGACTTGTTGCATATTTTCCCTATGAGCGTTTTTCCGTTTCCAACAAACGCAAAATTTTTGAGATCAGAAAATTTTACGCTGTTGGAATAGCGAACTTCACAGCCGATTTTTTTAGCAGCGTCCTCAACGATTTTCTTTCCGTTTACAGAACCGGAGTAGCTTAGGCTCAAGGTGTTGTCACGGGCGCTTTTGAATCCGTCAACGAACTCAATTTCTGTTTGAGAGTCAGCTCCATCGGGAGACGTAACGCACGATACCAAGGAGCCGCCCATTATTACAGGGAGATCATCTCCATATCCAGCTCGAAGCTCAATGAGACAAGCTTCTTGATCCAGAAGGCGGAGAGTCTCGTCGGAAAGATTCCACAGAGTGATCTTGCCCGTATTCGATGCGGAAGAATCTCCGATTTCACAAGAGAATTGGCATCTAATTGACCTACCTGTTTCAGGATCCGGCTTGCCGATTTCTTTGCCCATCGTACCGTTCTTTCCGATTTGGACACGGTACTGTCGATTGAAGTATTCCATGTAATCATCCGTTCCAGTTTGTGCAGAGCAACTTACATTTGATCCGACGGAAGATAAACCAGCTTTGCTGTGCCAGAAACAAAGTCGTTTCTTCCGATTCTCTCATTGTCCGTAAGAACGCCAATTATGCCAGGAGGACCTACACTTTCAATTTCGTAAAAGTTCCATATCACACCGGACACAAGCTTTGCCATGCCGATAAGCAGATTCATGTCAGCATCGTAAATACTGAGTAGCCAGAATCCTCCGTGTTCATTCCAAGTCGTTCGCAGGTAGTAATACGCGCCATCGAAGCTAACACGCATAATAGAATCGTTTCTGTCAGGGACAGATATTTCATAATACTGCATGTCTTCTCCTTACTTGAATAAGCCGAGCGCTTTTGCTCCAGAGCACAAAATACTAGATTTTGTCCCTTGACTTTTCTTTGTCCCTTGACTTTTCCCGGATGATGTAGAGGTGGTTTTACGCTGTCCTGATCCTGTGTTCTGTCCAGATTTTCCGCCACGGGCATAGTTGATAGAAATAGCAGCGGTATCACTTTGTGCAACAGTGACCTGTTTCAAGGTAAGAGAAATGTAGACGCTGCTTCCGTTTTCGGCCTTTCTTGGCAGTGTCAGGCTTTCGATGCACATGTTCTCATATACATCGCTGCCAGCGGAAAAAGTGAGGGTTTTCTTTTCTTTCCACAGCTTTCGGAATTCATCGCACAGCGTTTCAACACGAGATTGCGACGGGGAGTGAATGTTCGCCCATGTCACGGGAGTGTTGCTTATAACCGCTTCAACATCAAGTGTTAATGCCTTGAGGCAGATGTTATCGCTAACAGAATAACCAGCTTCGGTGGCGTACTCAGGAATATCTGCATCCATAGTTTCAGATCTTGAGACGACAGCATCGAATTCGAGCGTTCCGAGAGTGGCAGGCTTGGCAGCAGTCATTCCGTGTCACCTCCCGTAATTCAAAGCATGTGAAAGCTGAATGGCAGAATTGTTGCCTTGAGCATAGGCCTCCCGTTGGAGCTTATCCGCAGCATCCCGTTCAGACACATGGAAGGTATACTGCTGATTGTTCTCCTGCTTTATAGTGGTGTTCGTAGTGTTGTTGGACACGGGAGCTGTTGCGGCGGTCCTTCCAGATACACCTTGTCCACCAGCCAAGAAATCACTGACACCTTTTCGTCCAGAGCCATTTCCAGAGGATGTGCTTCCACCACCCATTGGCTTAGGATCATCCTGATCCTTCCCGGTGACTTTGTTCAAGATGTCCTTAGCTCCACTCCAAAGATCTTTTGCCCACTTGATTTTGTCTCCGAACCAGTCGAAAAATCCGGTCAGATAGTCCCAGATTTCCTTGGCACTTTCCTTCATTGGTTCCCATGTCTCGCCAAAGCAAATCTCGCCAAGTCTATTCAATACATCAAGGAAATCTTGCCACAGCTCTTTGCATCCAGTAAGGAACTGAGTCCAGTCACCAGTTTGAAATCCAGTGATAAGGCCGGCCAAAAGATCAAACAAATGTTCTCCGAGGGTAATGATGTCAGCGGTCAAATCAACAAAGCCTTGCCAAATCCATTGAAGGACGGCGAGCACAGTGTCTTTATGTTCTTGCCACCATGAGCCAATAGAGGAGAGTGTATCTTGGCACCATTGCTTTGCATTATCAAAGAATGTGCTGATTTTTTCTCGCAGAGCATCAACATCAACACCAGCGTCTTTAAGCAATCGGCCCAAAACGCTGTCCCCGCCTTGGAAAAAGGTCCAGATATCTTCAAGCACAAGGAACAGAAGCAACCACTTAGCTGCAGCAAGCGCCGTCTGAATGTTAAAGCTTTTCAGAAAATTCACGGCCGTAAGAAGGAATGCCGTGATTTTCTGGGCGTTCATCGCGAGGAATATGGCTGCAGCAGAGAACGCAATAAGTTTCAACACCTTATCGGTTCCTTCTAGCTTGTCGCCAAGGATTTTTAGCCAGCTTGTGATTTTCTGGGCTTTGGACATCAACCTATCACTGACATCCACGAGAAATCGCGCAATTTTATCAGTGATCTTATAGGTGGAGCCCAGATCTTCAAACCAGAAACCCCAACTATTTCGAATATGCTTTGTAGCATCCGTAATCGTCAGATCCAGATTGTTGAACTTTTTCTGGATATCTTCTTCAGCTGCAAAGAAGGCACTCTTTATCGTTTTGGCGGTGAGTGTGCCTGCCGCAGCCATTGATTCAAGCTGCTTCTTGCTCTTTCCGAGGGACTTTTCAAGAACGCTCAGAACTTCAGGAGAAAGCGAAGCAAAACTCGTTTTGTCAATATTTCCGGTAGACGCCATCTTTGTCATGGCAGTCATGGTTGCATTCGTGTTTCCAGATTTGCCGGAAGCTTTTTCAAGCTTTGCCACAATAGATGCAAACCGCGTTGCATCATCAACTGGGAAGATTTTTGAACTGTTGCTCGTCAGGCTGGTAACATAGCCGGCCATATCGCTGTAAGACTCACGGCATGAGTTTGCCGCAGCCAGAATTTTCTTCTGGATTTCTGCTTGCTCTCCCAATCCTTCTGTAGCCCCACGGATTTGGTCATTGGCGCCTTTGAACTCCTCTGTAATGTTCTTTAACCATGACAAAGAAAATCCAATACCAAGGACTCCAAGCGTTTTAGCGGCAAAGCTCCTTACACTTTTCAGGGTTGCTTGCGTCTGCTGAACGCTCTTAGGGTCAACCTTGGTCTGTATAAGGCTGACGAACTTACTGATAATCGTTTCTGCCAAAGCTACTCACCTCCCTTCTCCGATTGACGTTCGTACTCGATTCTTTGCTGATCTTGGCGCATTTCAAGCAGATCATAGAGCATGAGAGCTTCATCCAACGTATAAACGTACTTCAGCTCCTGCATGGATGCAGAATGATCCATGATGAGCGCATACATACGCCATTCCAGGTCGCTTAGGCGTTCGTTGTCAAACTGGCCGTACTCTTTGATTTCTCCGCCAGAAAACGATCGAGCAGGCTTCCAAAGAGGGTGTTGGCATCTCCGAAAAAATTTCCGTAGTTCTGAATCAGCACCTCCGCGCAAAGCTTTAAAGCTCCGGCAAAGTACATACAGAAGATCTCGTCGAAATCGTCCCGTGTGAGCCGCTGAAACTCTCCGCCGGCTTCATTGTCTCTGAAGGAAACATTGTTGTGATCGAGCAGCAGCTCGCGGATAAGATTCGTAAGCTCTTTACCGTTCAGCTTTCCAAGAGAGGTTGCAATCGACTCGGCATCAAGCTTCATGTTATCGGAGACAGCAATGGATGCCTTTTCACTATCGTTAGAAGATAAGGCAACTGTTCCTATGATCGGCAGAACAATGGAAACAACATCACCAAAGATATAGCTTGCATCCATAGCACCGAACGGGCGGATTTTAAAGGAAAAACCGCCGATGTCAACTTCTTTAACGGACATTCGCTTCATTTTCATTGGTAGTTGCCCTCCTGTTACTCACCAAGCTTGCCAATGCAGTGCAGTGTCCACTCCTGATTGTTGCCGGCCTTTCCGTAAGCAATGCCTGCAGGCTTTGTGATCCATGCCTGAGTCGCAGTGAACTTAGGGTTATCGCCGAGATCGGTAATCAGCATAGAGAAAAATCCGCTGTTCGGATTGTTCTTGAGCAGATTGTATCGATTCAGCAGCCACTGGTTCGTTTGAGAGCCGTACAGGAACACCATCTTAACCTCATATCGAGGATCGTTGGAAACATTCACAACGACCTCTCCGTCAGCACCAGCCTCATCAGTGACACCATCACCAAGCTCAGTAATGGTGATGAAGCTGTCCGGGGCGAAACCGCTCGGCATATGGTTGCCAAGAGCGGTAATAACATTATCGGGGCTGTAAACGTGGATATCGTTTCGCATTTAACTTCTCCCTTCTCAATAGTTCAGCACGCCGCTGATCTTTACAGCAATGATAGCGCCAGCAAGCTGTGCGGACCATTTGACACTGGGAAGCCTACGAGACTTGCGCTCAGATGCGTCGAGGTCAGCAGCGCGGGGAACTTCAATGGTGTATGCTGGTACAAGAGCCGAATTGTCTTCAGAAGCAGACGGGGCGGCGATACCGCCAGCTGCAACGCCGGCTTCAAGTGCATCCTTGACGGCGTTATAAACAAGGCCAATGCCCGGGTCAGTGTACGGAATTTTGGGAACGGACACGATCAGGTTCAAGACCTTCTGCTGAATTGTGGCCTTTAGCAAGTCACGGAACCGGATAGTATCGATCCATTCTCCGCCAGAGACCTTGCCGCCCTGAACAATAGCCATATTCCCAATTCTGATGTAGTAGGAAATGTTACGCTCTTCGAGCTTTGTCGTGTCAGAAGAAGACAGGCTCTGCGCGGAAATAGCATTCAGGGTCTTGAAAGACCACTGCTCAGAACCGGGGTCATAGGCCAAGAACTTTGCGGCAAATGCGACATTGATACAGTCGTTTTCAGCAGATGCGTGAATAACAGCTGTTCGCATCATAGAGTCTGTGACAGGAGATGCGGAGATGCCGGTGGTTTCACAAACGCAAAGTTTTTCATTGGCTTCAACCCAGTCAGCAATGGACTGGTAGAAGTCTTCCTTGATTCCTGCAGGGCATACGCAATACCAGCCAGGAACACCCATGGCACGTTCGAGAGTGACATCGACCTTTTCTGTCGAGCCAGAAATCAGTTTCTGTACCGCGACCATGACCATTGTGGGCTTCGGCGTTTGGGAAAAAGCCTTTGAGGCTGCGATATAGATAGGATCTTCGGTATCGAATCCAGCCTCTTTGAGTTCCTGAGTGCTGGAGTATCCAGCAATATCGGGAGTGCTCCGTCCCCCGGGATTCTTGGGAAGCGGACCAATAAGCAGGATGGTATCGTATCCTCCATCGATGGAAACCGCTTCAGAAATAGCAATATCGCACTGTACGATCTTGTCGATATTCATACGTAATCGCTCCTTTATTCATTAACCTTTGGGATGATTTCAGCTTCGTTGAACCAACCCGCTTGCATATTTGTGAGCTTTTCGGATGCGGCACTCGGATGATCTGCAGAATAGACGCCATCTGCCGGATGGAGCGCAGCATATTCATCTGTAGATTCAATAAAATCAACGGAGTAGGAACACTTTGCTCGTTCAACGCTGGGTGCAGCATTGTAAACAGGTTCGGGGTCTCCGGCGACCGAGATTGCAATGTTGACAGCTCTGGACTGATCTGCAACGTAATCACTCCTCAGAAACTGAATTGACCTATCGAGATCATCTACAACAGTAGAGGCAGAAACGCTCATGCTTCCATCAGAGTGGGTCACTTTGCTTGATGCGACAAGCTCAGCAGTAAACGGAATGGTTTTGTACCATGCTTGCTGAAGAATGCCGTCTTCGATAGCGGCATTAACTTTGGATGTTTGCACCTTTCCAAAGTCAAGCACGATATATGGAAGCGGTGGTCTTGGAGAGATCCCGGGATACGAATAGATAACGGTGCAGCCGGGGTACAGATCAGAAAAGAGTTTTCTTATGTACTCCCTACATGCTGATGCTATCACCTTTTTCACCTCCGGTCGGTTCGCCATCGATAGCTTCAAACTGGGAAACCCAGTGCTTGAGTATTGTGTTCCCCCAGTACACTGAACTTTTGCAGATATACCATCGCCCCATCATTTCAAGACGGTCGCCAGTTTCCTGATTGTCTGGCTCGGCAGGGTGAAGTGCTTCATCGCTGTACACTGTAAGAGATCCAGTTGGATATCTGCCGGCAGGATCATCTTGATTTGTGCGAGTGGTTCCTTGAACATCAAGATGCAGCGTAATATCTTCATACGGAGCAGCAGCATAGCCGTTTGTCCACTCTGTTTTTCCGTACCGTCTTACCTTGTACGGCTTTTTGAAGAAAACCATAGCAGTTACTGCTCCTCCTTATTCTTGACTACGAAATGGCAGGACTGGCGCATATGACCTGTATCGATCAGGGGTTGAGCACTTCCCTTTTTCTTGATGGTGGAAGGAGCATTCGGAACCCACTTTCCATCAACAATTTCTTTCTGTATGATGCCAACGGCAGCAGCTCCGATAATCGAGGCTGTTTCTTGTCCAGATGCCGCAGATGAAAGGGCACTTTGCGCAATTTGTTGAACTTGATCCTTATGCGTATTAAGCGCGTCCATGAACGGTCTAGCTGGTATAGCAACGGAACCATTTTCAGATACAGTTCCGAAGTGGTTCCAGTAGGCGATAGCTGCGAGTGGAGTCTTTCCATCATCAGCAATCTGATCTTCGTGATAGCCGACCTCGATGGTGAGTCCGTTCAGCTCTTCGAGTCTTGCGATAGCAACAGCGCCTTCTGGAGTCAGATTAAGTCCGAGAGCGTTTGCAATCTCACCCATGAAGTCCTCCTTACTGGTTTTCTCCACTGCATCGAATAGGAATAATTACAAGCCGACGGAGAGACAGATACTGCAGGCCATAGGCGGTGAGCGTGAGCTCTGCATCCGTAGCGAGGTTTGAACTCTGTCCAGCTCCAAAGCTAACACTGGTTCCACCTTCAGATACGCTGCTGATGGAAAACCCAACGCCAATGGCGCCAATTTCTCCGAGGGGGTTCTGACCATTGCCGGACATCTTCAGCTTGTGACACACCAGATAAGCAATAGCCTGTTCATAGAGATCTCCAAACTGCTTTTTGCTGACCATCGGTTTGACCAGCTCGATCCATTTCAAAATGGTATCTTCATCAACTTCGCTAAACTCCGCTCCGATGAGCCGAATAATCTCGATGGCGGGCATGAAATTCCTCCGTTACTCCTGTGGAGCTTCCTCAGCAGCAGGCTTGCGGCCACGGCGCTTAACGGTTGCCGCCTCGTCAGCAACGTTTTCATCTGCTGTATTAGGTTCAGAGGTGTGCTCAGGCTCTTCACCGATGACAGCCACAAACCCCATTTCCTTGAATGCCTCGATGGCGGGCAGAGTGGCAATTTCTGCATCGATCTTCATATTGTCACCAGGCATGAGAACAGTAGAGCCAACATTGATAATCTTCGTGCCAATATTAGAGAGAATCATAGTCTCGTCCTTTCACTTTCATAAAAAACAAAGAGGTTGCCCTCATGGACAACCTCTTCGAGAATCTTATAGTCGTTAAAGATCAGTTCACGGAAACGCCAACGGCGATCAGAGCGGACAGCGGGTAGTAGAAAATGACACCGGCGGTACGAGCCTCACAGGGAATGACGGTTTCCAGGCCCTTGACCTGCAGCGGGTACTGCATAAAGGGCATGGGGTTCTCCAGAGACATCTTGCGCTTGTCATTCTTGAACAGGAACGCAACGCCCTTGCCGCCAGTGGCGGCCTTTGCATAGGGGTTGGTATCAACGGAGTCAGCATCCAGCTCTGCGGCGGAAACGATATCCTTCAGGTAGGGAGCGTTCTCCAGCAGGAAAGCCTTGACGGTGGTAGCGGTATCGGGAATGCGGCGGGTGCTGATATCCATGTAGACATCAGAAGGCACGCACAGAGTATCAGGACGCTCAACGTTCTTGGTGACGCGGGCGACCTGCTTCTGCATACCGTTGACATCGGCCAGAATCTCATCGGCAGTCTTACTTGCCCAGTCAGCCTTGTTTCCAGCACCATTTCCGATGGTGTACAGAGGGACATTCTGACCAGTAGACAGAACACCCATCAGGCCGGAGTTTTCATCACCAGCCCATGCAATGCGGTTGGTCAGGTTGTCGATCTGGTAGCGAGCAGACTCAGCCTTGCGGGAGTCCAGAGACTTGCCGGCCATGCGGGATGCACGCATCTCCTGTGCGGAGTAGCCATAGCTGTCGCCGATGGACTTCACCTGAGCATAGCTGGGCTTGCCGGTCACATCAGCACGGGGCAGGTCGGTGCTGTAGTTGTCGATGACCTTTGCCAGACCGGTCTTGTCGTAGGTGTAGTAGGTGACGGTCTCTGCGCCAGGATCAGTCTCGTTGCTGACCGGGAAAAGGTTCAGAGCCGTGAACTCCGGGTACTCAACGTCGTAGGACTCAGCCTTGACGTGATCCAGCTCGCGGGCAAAAAAGACGGAAGCGTCATCAGCGCTGTCGAAGCGAGTACCCTCGGAGGCCATGACGGCTGCGGGAATGGCAGAGTTGCGCAGAGCCTTTGCTTCATCCTTGTTGTAAGAAGCTTTCTTAATAGCCATTGTGATTTTCTCCTTTCTGTTTAAGCCTGTGCCTGATCGAACAGCTCGACGGCGGCGACCTTGGTGCTGAGATCAGCTGCGCCAAGGAAGCGTCCCTTGACAGCCACAGCTTTGGGAGTGGTAGCAGATGCAGCGTTGGTAAACATGCCGGCATTTTCGCCATCGGTCAGCAGATACAGTGCATCACCATACTTGACCGTCACACCATCTGCAACGCGAGCATAGATGCGACCATAACGCATGACACCAACGGATGCGCCCTTACGGATGGACAGGTCACCGTCCATATTGTACTCAGTGGTACGGTTGTTTGTGGTGATGCCTTCAAACTTGGCAGCGGTGGAATCGGTGGCAGGCAGCTTAATGCCAACGCCGGGCTTCTCTCCGCGGACAACGCCGATGCCGAACTTCAGCTTGCCGTTATCCTCATCGTTCAGGAAGCTGTCAATGGCATAGGGAGCCAGATCGACAATGCCGCCAGCAGAGCCGATCGGGGTAGAAAATCCGTAATTGATCTGTGCGCTCATGTTACTTTACCTCCTTGTTCATACGGCGCTCGATCATGCGAGCGCGTGCTGCATCAGCAGAAGTCATCTTGGTGGTGCGAGAAGCAAAGTCGCGGGAATCGCCGTTGAACATCTGCTTCTTCTGATAGGCAATGCCCTTCTTTGCAGGAGCATTGATTGCAGCCATTGCGCAGCTGAACGCGCCGTTGATGTAGGCATCGCTCTTGCCATCCAGACGAATGCCGGGGTTGACTGCGCGAATGACGGTCTTCTTGGCCTTTGACAGCTTCATGTTCTCAAGGCCCTTGATGCCGAGCTTGGATCCTGCGATGCCGAGCTGGACGCGCTGGCGAACGATGGCATCGATAGAGTCCATATTGGAAGTGGGTTCCTTGACGACAGCGCTGCCGACATCTCCCTCGTTCGTGGAAGGCACCTCATCGTCGTCCTCATCGGCATTGACTTCCTCTTCATCATCCTCGTCGGAGTTGAGATCCTCATCCTCGTCCTCGTCCTCATCGCCGTTGACCGCAGCCAGTGCAGATGCGGGCTTGTTCTCCTCGTCATCGGCGTCGGTGTTGGGATCCTCGGGATCGCATTCCTCTCCATCGGTGGCGGAAGTCTTCATGTCGCGCTCGGCCAGCAGGGTGTCGATGATGTCAAACAGGATATCCATGTCGCTATCCTGCTGGGCAATAACGCCCATTGCGGCATCCTTATCTTTCGGGTCGCCTTCCTCATCGCGACGATCGCGGCGGTCCTTGACAGCCTGAACTGCGTTCTTCTGGTCGTCAGCGCCAGTTGGAGCAGTCTCATCTCCGTCGGTCTCGACAGCAGCAGGCTTTTTGTTCTCTGCTTCTGCAGGAGCAACGTCATCTGCATCCTTCTGACCCTCGATGCGCTCTGCGCGGCGCTTCTTGTAGTCGGCGATTGCCTTCTGCAGCTCTTCGGGGCTCAGAACACCGTCGGCGCGAGAGCCGAACTTTTTGATCTTCTTGCTCATGGTGGTTTTTACTCCTTTCGTAGTGCGGTCACGGCTATCGATGTTAAGCCGTGCTTGGTCGCCAGCTCTCGCTTGAAGAACCAGCGCAAGGTGATTGATGGTAATATCTCGCTGAATAGCGTCATACGGCTTGCCTTCCCACACGCCCGGCGTTTCATCGAGCGTGAGGTTATAGCCGAGCGACAGCTCCTTCAACCCAACAGATTTCATCTCATCCGTATCATGGATGATGATTTCGGCTCGGACGTCATCCTTGTCCTGGTATCCTTCAGACAGGATTGTTCCGATTGCCTCTTCGCCAACGTTATCCTTGGTGATAAGCCCGGCATCATGAGTCACGATGATAGGCTTACCCTTATAGGACTTGAGGCTTTCAGGCTTAAAAACCTCTTCAGGAATTCGCAGTTCCCTGCGAGTGGTTCCGTCAGGGTTCGTGTATTCGAAGATTCCGATGCTTGTCAGAATCGGGTGGTCGATCAGATAACCTTCCTCAGTGAAATAGGTGGAATTCACAGGAGAGCTATCGAGCCGGTAGACCCTAGAAAGCTTGGGCGGTGCATTTTCGGTATTTCTTGTCATTCCTCGCCCTCACATTTCTTTACGTCGTTGAGATCTCCGGGGGCAAATACGCTCCCCTCTCCATCCATGTTCTCCTCGTTCTCAACGGAGACAAGCTCCGTGAGCATCAGCGTGAGAATCTGGATGTGCTCGAGTTCGTCAAACCGAATGTTCCCATAAGATTCAACGAGCTTCTCGTTAGTCTGCTCAAAAGCATCCATAGCCGATGTGATCGTTTGAACCTTCTCGCACGACTTGATAAGTTGTGCGCAGATACTACCTACAGCCGCAGAATTTTGCATAAACAACACCTTTCATTCAATCAAGTGATGGCACGACTATAGCCGTTATTCCTTCAGCTTGTAGTACTTGCTCGTGCCCTTCAGAGTCTGACCAATAATCTCAGCAATCTGCGAGCTTCCGTTAGCCCTTTCTCCGTTGACTTCCCAGTAATCCTCCTTCTCTTTGAAGATGTCTCCGAAATAAGACGTTTTGGAAACAATACCGCTCGTCTTTTCAATGACAACCGGGCGCCCGGAATTGCTGACAATTCCTTCGATTTTAGCTCCAACTGGGGCTTTCTCGAGAATTTCATTTCTTTCGTTCCACTTGATGCCACCAAAAGAACGAATTCCTTCGGTCTTTTTGCTTCCGCTAAAGGTCGGCTTTCGGGACGAAGTTTCTTTATCTGAAGTTTTTTTCTGCGGAGCGGATGCCTGTTCTTCACTGGCTTTCGATGCTTTTTCTTCACTTTCTTCAAACTTCAGAGCGTTTTCGGATTTGAACAAGTCGGCGTTATTTACAACCATGTTCGTATTGGCAGGAAACTTTTTATTCGGAAACGAAGCGATTGTATACTCGAATGTATCGTCTCCTGTTTTGGTGTAGGAGTTTCCGTTTGAGGTGAATTTCGAGCCGATAGGTGCATCCGTAACGCATTTTCTAATTGCTTTGCCAACATCTGCGTAGTTCTTCGACTTATACGCTTTTGATATCTCATTGTTGTAAGTCTTGGCTTTTGGTGCTTTACTGCTGGGAGCAGATGCGCTTTTAGAGCCTTCTCCGCCAGATGAACCGCCAACCTTTCCAGGACGCCCTCCATGTCCGAAATTACCGGACCCCGGGCCTCCATCCTCGCTAACAACAACCGGCAAACCGTCTTTTCGAAAAATAACAAGCTTTCGGCTGTCCATCGCTTTCCTTCGAAGCATCTGTCTCTCTCGAATATCTTGTATTGTGTTTTTCATGTAAAAAGTTCCTTTCTATGATCTACCAGTTGAGCTTCTTGGTATTCTGACCAGTGATCGCGATCTCGACCTCAAGTCTGCCACCCCTTCAGTCTATTCCATCGCATTTTCCGTATCGGTTCTGTCGGAACGTCTTTTCCCAGCCGAGGTACTTATCCCTCTCAACAACAGCTGCTTCGCAGAACTTTTTGCATCCTTTTCGAGTGCGTTTGCAGATGCAGACCGTGTTCCCGTTCTCAATGTCAATGAAAACTTCGATCTTTTCTTTGGTTTCCATTGAAATCAGCTCTCCTTTTCACCATCAGTCTGCATAGGGACGTCTATGGTTTCCCAGTCGAAAACGGGGATCGCTACGCATCTACACATGTAGTCCTCCCCGGGGTGGCATCTTCGTCCAGTGTACTTGATTCCGTTCTTGGTCTTATACCATCCTTCAGGTGGGTCGTCCCAGCTGAACACTTTTCCTTCGAAGGACTTGTGGCAGTCCCGGACTCGGGAGTCTTTGGACGTTGACCACCTATATCGCTTACAGCCGGCATCCTCTTGCTGAAGTCGGGTGATTTGAGAATTCAGGGTGGACAGCTGATCCCTAGCAAGCATTTGTGCCTGATGCTTGGATGTTTGGTACTCGTCCTGAATCTCCTTCGAGATGTCTCTGACGCTTGCACCACTTTGAAAACCCTTATAGACAATCTGCTGCATTGACCCGAGAGAGTCATTCGGAAGGCTCTTAATCTTCAAGACATTGTCGTCAACCCATTTCTGAACAGCTTGCCGATAGAAGTCTCCGTTGTAGTAATCGTCCATAAGGTCGATGCCGAGAGTTTGCTTGCAGGCCCGTTTCCACTGCCTATATGAGCTCTTTCTTGCGACGCGAGCGACTTTGCCAACGAGGTTCTGCAGCCCATACTTTGCAAGTTTCCGTTCAAGCTCTTCAGCCATTCTTTGGAATTCCCGGCGGGTTTTGTCGAAAACATCATGGATGTCATCTTCTCGGATGCTTGCATCGAGATCTGCCTTGTATGCTTTCATGATAGCTGGCATGTGCTTCTTGACAGTATCGTCGAGGATTTTCATGTAGCCGTTTGTAACTCGGGCATACTCTCGTTCGGCAGATTCCGGGTATAATGGTTTGGTTTTGCACTTGATGGTCTTTTTGCCGCGGAATTTGGCCTGTGTGGCCTGTTTGACAGCTTCTTGGTGAATTTTATTGTTCACAGAGATGTCCCCTTTCCCGGCCTTTTATTTAGATTTGGTGAAGTGTTCATAAAAGAAGCCCTGCACCTTTTTACGAGTACAGAGCTTTATGGCACACAGCTGATTGCTTACAGCGCATCCGACAGACAATGGGCGGAGGCGTTATGGACAAACTTGCTCCCATTGCCAGCTTCTGTTGGAAACCGTAACGCGCAAACAAAAACGTTGCGATGATCCATGTGCCATTCGACGTGCCGATTACGGTGTACGGCTATTGGAGCTAACGGCGGGACTTGAACCCGCAACCTGACGATTACAAGACGTCTGCTCTTCCGGTTGAGCTACACTAGCAAAAAAGCAGGACCATCAAAAAGATGGCCCTGCTCACAGGTGCTTATGGAATTGTAGCAGATCAGAACTCTTCAACAAACCGATCGTAGATTTCACGGAGGCGAGGATCCAAATATCCGATGGCCTTATCTGCGATGTTTACGGGAACACCATAGTAGGCTCCGGCAATAGATCCAGTAATACAGGCCAGTGTGTCGCTGTCCCCGCCAATGGAAATCGCGTTGCGGATTGAATCCTCAAAATCAGTGGATTCAAGGAAAGCGACAATAGCCTGTGGAACTGTTTCCTGGCAGGACTCATTGAACCGATAGCTGTCACGGATACCGTGAAGGGTGAAGTCTAGGTCATAGTAGTGATCGGCAAATCGCAGGATCTTTCGGAAGTCATATCCATGAAGCGCAAGGTAAATGCATCCAGCAGTAGCCTGTGCGCCCTTGATGCCTTCAGGGTGATTATGGGTGACTTCTGCAGTGATTCTTGCGAAGTCGAGAGCTTCAGAGAGCGTATTCGCAGCGTATGCTGCAGCACTTACGCGCATCGCAGCGCCATTCCCAAAGCTGTTATACGGCTGTGGGTTATCAGAGTACATCCAGCTATAAAATCTTCCTCCGTATCCGCAATCCGGATACGGTCTTCCGATTTCCTGCATGGACTTCATGAGGTTTTCGTAAAGGAATTCGTAGTACGGAGCACTCTTGGTGAACGCATCGCAAACCGCCAGAGTCATTATGCTGTCATCGGTTGCGAAGCATTTCTGACCGTGATGATCCCCAAACAGAACGAAGTCCTTGGACTTGATATTGTCGAACTCATATACAGATCCGACGATATCGCCAACGATTCCTCCGATGATTCGATTGGTGTTCTTCAATCCTGCCACCTGTTCCCTTTCAAGTCACTCTTCTTCGTCGTCTGGCGTGTTCTCGTCAATGAAATACGGACACTCAGCGCCGTTGAAAAGAATCTCCGTCGGCTTAAATTGGAAGGCTTCACACACACCAAGTGTGGCCCCGTCGATTTCTCCGTCCAGTCGGTCCTTCTCTCGCAGCATGCACTTTGAACATTGGATTTTATTCTTGTCAGGCCGTACCCACGACAGTTCTTCATTGTCCCATTTCGCCATTTTATCCCTCCTAGAACATGATGTTTTTTACAAACGTATCGTAACAGATACATTCTGTTTTGTCAAATAACAACAAACATTTCAGAATATTGCAAGAATCACCAATTGAGCTCCTTGTATTCTTGTCCGGTGACAGCCACTTCGATACTGTATTTCTTTTTGTCCTCATCGTAGTAGGCTTTTGTGCATTGGAAATGAGACCCTCTTTGCAAGATAGTCTCCATTTCGGAGGAAAAATAGGTCTGATCGCTTTCGCCGTTCCAGTTCTTGGCATCCGGGTTGCTTCCATACTTTGAGAACGGCTCTGCGTATAGAGCCTCAGACCCCTTCGGAACGAAAATCTTCATGTTGACATCGGTTACGTCTCCATATCCAGTGCCAGCAGTTGTACCGCACGACATAAAGCCGTCGTCAGAGCCGGACATTCCAACAATAGAACCAATGTCATTCTTCTGTATTTTTCCCCAGTCAATACCAAACATCTTAGGAACAGCCTCCAAGCCAACTCCTCGATACAGCCACATATCCTCTTGAGTTTTGCTCTTAGCTATGGCGGTCGTGATGTCAGAGGCCTTGGACTGGTTCTGCACAGTTCCATGACCACTTCTCAGGGAGTGGTTGATGTCCATAAAAAAGCCGCCGGTATAATCATAAAGTGACTTTTTCTGACCATCAGTAAGCGTTTTCCACACCTCTCCGGTTTTCTTTCGGAGGTCTTTGTCGGCTTGCTTTGGCTGTGAATAGGCTTTTGCTTCAGCCATTCTGGACGGGGAAACATCAAAGGACTGCTTGAGCTTGTTGTAGTTCGTGCTCGCCTCATTCGGAATGAACACTCGAACAGGAGTGTCTTTGTCGCAAGCGTCTGTCACATCATCCGGGTTCATTTCGGCACCGTCTTCGCCGATGAACATGCCATGCTTGGCGTTATAGACCATAGAGTACGGTCCAAACACAAGATCGGCAACAATCTTAGTCTTGTCCGGGAGATTGTGAAATTCCCCCTTGCCGGCAAAGTGCGTTGTGGCAAGTTTCTTCTGCTTCTTTGAGAATGAGGTGTAGGATCCGCCCTCTTCGGAAATCCGGTTGTGCACGCCTCCGCCGGGGGCCGATCCACCGAGCTTCCCTTTTCGGCCTTCATGGCCCCAGTTGCCAGAGCCTTTTCCTCCGTCATACTTGGCAAACCTTTCTCCGACCACAAGCACAGGGATCTTATCGATACCAGCTTGCATGGCAGCAGCGGCTCGATGCCGTCCTTCCTGCTGACCAGACATGAAATTGAGATACGGCATGTCAAACTTTGTGCCATTCTTCATCATATCGGCATACTTCTTAACGTTGGACTCATCGATAGCAGCCAGAGTGGACTCAATGGTAGCATCTTCAAAGACCTGATAGGCGCATCTTTGAAGATATTCCGCCGGGGACATCTCTGCAATTCGGCCTCCGTTCCTTTCTCCGTTGATGTAGTCATCATAGGCGGACGTTCCGGTGGTCTTAGTGGTAAAGCCCTCATAATCATCGGAGGAGGCATCAGCAGGCGGTTGGAAATGGATGCCCTTCACCTGCTTGTCATGCTCTTTTTTCTTGATCTCGCGAAGCTTGTCGCCAGTCTCGGTCTGCTCATGGTCATATTCCTGTGAATCCTTGAAGGCTTTGTCCATCTCAGACTTGATCTTCTTGCCTTTTTCTGTGTAGGTCATGGGACGATGGCCAATGAGATCTTCGAAGATGTCGTTATCATCCCATTCAGATTCAGGCTTCGGAGCGGACTCTGCTTTGAGATCTTCCTTGAGGTCGCTATATTTCTTCCATGCATCGTCATGCTTTCTGATGGCTCCGCGGTAGGCTTCAACAGCCTTCTTGTAGGATGGAGAGTTGAAGTAGCTGTCTTTCGGAATCATGCTTCTAAATGCAAGGTTTCCGCCGGACATTCCTGCGGACGATCCATTGGAATTTCTTACGATATTCGCAACATTTGCAGCAAATGCAAGTCGGCCATCCGGTCCATCTCCATCCGCAATTGCGTACCCAATCGCATTGGCAAAACGCTCAGCTTCTTTAGCATCGCTGTCCGCGCCGAAGTATGATTTTACGTTTTTCGAAAGGCCTGCTTCTTGGTTGAGCTTCGCTGACCATTCGACAACATCCATTCCATCAGGCTTTGTGGAGTCAGCATAGGCGTGAGCAAACTCATGCATAATTTGCTCTCCATTAGCCATGTAGCTGATATACAAATGTCCCTCGTCTGGAACATCACCTTCCCCTTTTGCGCGATAGCTGTACTGCGCCTGTGCATCAATATCATGGTCATAGATGTGAACCGCTTTAAGCGCTTTAAGCCCACCGAGATCCTTGTACTGCTCAATAGCGGCAATCACATAATCAGCCTGCTCCTTGATGGACGGGATCTCTCTATCCATCGCTTTCTTGAGTGGTTCATAAGACGTTTCAAGCTTGATTCCTTGATTTTCAAGATATTTCTTGAGGTCATTAGCGGTTTTCACCGTTTTAATAGCCCCTTCAATTCTGGTTCTTGCCGGCTTTGTGAGATACATATCTTTCACGTCACCAGTTACTTCAAAGTGACCAGAGCCCTTCTGAAAGCTACTTTTGGAAATCGGACCGCTTGTGCTAGGGGCGCTTCCGCCCACTTGCCCCGGAACGCCCTCGTGCCCATAGTTCCCAGACCCTGGGCCACCATCGAGATCAATCTCGTCATCATAGACCATCCGTTCGGAAAAATCGTCGGGTCTGTATCTGTGGATGCTATCATCGCAAGAATCCATGTGAATAGGTTCTTTCTGGCGAAGAGTCACATGAGTTTCAAGGATTGGAAATTTAACAAAACCGTCGTCAACTGTTGCCCCTCTGTTGGCCTTCAGCGAATCGATTGTTTCACTTGTGAAACGATCGATCTGAGTCATAACAACTCTCTGAGGCTTGGAATCAACACTGACAACCTCATATTCTCCGCAGGTAAGGAGTTCAGCTTGCTTATACGGTGACAGCTTTGATACATCTACGGCATGAGCACCCGGTTGAACAGTGTAATAGATGATATCACCGGACTTATCTTTGGCAATCTTATCAATAGCCGCTTTGTCCTTTGAGAACGAAGTAGGAGCAACTATGGATATTGTTTCTCCGGGTTTTGGCGGAGTGTATACTCCCTGGTTTCCAGAGTCTGCAGTTTTCATCAGGCTTCTGTCCTGAGCAACTCGGTACAGCTCTCCGTCAAACGGATCGGAGCAATTCACAGCCTTTGTCAAGTTCGCCATGCCTTCCGTTACACTTGCACTGGAAACGGAAAGATTTTGTCCCTTGTACATGTCTTTGCATAAATACAAAGAATCGGTAAGTCGATCTCCGAGGATTGCATCGTTAGATGGGTCATATCCGTTGCTGATGAATTTTTCAGTCGCTTTTCGCTGATATACATATTCTCCCTGTGTATACGCAGAAATGTTATCAACAACAGCCTTGAACTGTGGGTCATCAATAGCAAGTTTTGCGATTTTTGCCTTGCTTGCTTTGTTCAAAGTGTCAGCATACTTTTTTGCGGTAGCATCATCAACTTCAGTGATTTTATAATTCCCAGATGCAAGTCGCTCTCTTTCCTTTCTGCAAGATTCGTATGCTCTAGTAAAACTTTGTGCTTCTTCTGTTTCGGGTTCACCAACTTCAATGTTGGCTTCCTTATACATGACCTTGTCAGAGGTCAGATTTGTGACGTATACACCGCAATTCTCGACGAGCTTGTCAACTGATTTGACAATATCGTTTCCGCCTTTTTTGCTCCGAACGTAGAATCCATCTGAAACTTTATAGATTTCATAATCATCTTTTCCGGCAACGCCGTTCATCTTTACGGAAAAGCGAGTTCCTATCTTTGCATCATCGAACACGCCATTCATCTTAGATGAAAGCTCGCTGTTTTTGAGCCCTCCAAAGTTGTGCGACTCGGCGCTTCCTCCTACTTTTCCTGGCCTTCCTTCGTGTCCAAAATTGCCAGATCCTTGACCTCCATCGGCATTCATAGCCTTTTCCAGATGAGAATTCAGTTTCTCGCCAGTTACGCCTTCCGCTGGGTCTGTATAGAAGATGCCGGTTTCAAGGCAGTCCATCAGGATGTTCAGGCCGTCTGCGAACGGGCCGAACAAGGATTCGGCCTTTTCGTTCAATTCCTCAATGGTACTGAACTTGGCGCCGGTCATCTCGAGATCTTCGCAGTTCGGAGTGCCGTAGTATTCGGTGCACAGGAACAGGTACGGCTTCAGGCCGGTATCTTTTTCTTTAGGCCCTTGTCCAAGGCACATAAGGCTTTTGGGCGTAATACCGAATTCTTCTTTGGTCTCTCGGAATGCAGCCTGTTCCGGAGTTTCACCTTCTTCAATGTGACCGCCGGGGCCACAGACAAGGCCGTAGCCAAAATCGTTGTGCCGAGTACCATTCAGGACTCTGCCCCCATTGACCACAATAACGCCCACCGAGCCTTTTTGATCTTCGGAGTGAGAATTGTTGTCATCGGTACGAAGTGAGTCCTCCCGGTCTTTTGCCTTGTTTTGGCGCGATTGTGCAGCTTTGGCCTTTTCTTCAGGGTCCATGTCGGAAGGCTTTTTCGTCGCAGCAGGGGCGGATGCAGGGGCATCACCTTCAGTGCCTTCCTTGTTTTCATGAGGATCGGAGCTAACCTTAGTCTCCATGGTGGCAGGATCTTTTGCATTGTTTCCAACAGCAGAGAGAGTCTTTTCGTTCAGGAGCTGACCAGGTCCGGCTTTTTCATCATTTCCAGTAGGTTGAGAATCAGGAGTAGCAGGCTGTCCATCATCAGGCGTTTGCTCTTGGCTCTCATCATTGCTTGGCATTCCAGCTTCGAGTTCCTCTTCAGTATACTCATCAAGCATATTCTCGACATCAAAGTCATCGCTATCTGCAAGCTTGGAACGAACCTCGCTGGGATCAATGGCTTCCATACCGACATAGATCTGGGCAGTCTGCGCCTTGATCTGCTCGGTCTGGGCCTTCTGCTGATCCAGAGTTGCTTGGTCGGAATCGCTGACAGACCACAGAGGATTGAACTGAACCTTCAGCTTTGGGACTTCATCAACCTCTCCGGTTGCAAGGCCGGCTTGAAAAACAACAGACAGTAGATATCGGAGATTACTCCGCAGCATCCTTTTCTGAATGCGCTCAACGTAGTTGTAGTAGTTCTCCATGCTGGTGTCATCAGTGCTGCTCATTCCGCTGATGGTCTGCCCAAACAGAATGATCTGTGGAATATTGGACAGGGCAGCGAGCATATTGCAGGATGCACTGATAACGTCAGTGATACCGTTGTACTGGAACGTCTTGAAGTCATAGTCTTCGCCATCGGCATCGATGACAAGGCTGTTGAGGATTCCTCGTGCAGTGTCGATAACCTGCAGACGTTTGAGAATGCGGTCTTCGCCCTGTTCTGTAGCCAACTCAGCCGCGAGATCCTTCATCTTATAGATGGGCTGCACAGACCGTTCCAGCAACTTGGGTGCGCTGCGGTGTGCAATGTCCGCATCCCGGATGGCCTTGTTCAGCCTGATGTACTCCGGGATTCCCCAAAACTGGTAGATGGAGTTAGTTGCATTTTCAGGCAGGACGCCGTTTTGGAAAACAAGGCATCTGCTGTCGTGTACTCGGAATGATCCATACTTGCTATAGACATCATAGTATTCGGGCATACCAAGCCGACTGCCGCGAACTCGGAATGGATCCTGCGGATCGTAGTTGAACACGCTACTGTAGTCAGGGCTAATGAGCGATCTGTCGTACACTCGGATATCGTCAATGGATTGAATGTTCTTCCAATCGAGAGGTTCCTCGAGCCCACGACCATCGTTCACAAGCATAATGGCAATGGAGCCGCCGAACAGTCTTGCCCACTTAACGGCGGTCATGGCGTTCTCTTCCCAGTTGAGTTCGTCGAGAGCTTCGCTGTAGAAGTCAGCCAGCTTTCCGTCCTCTACGTCTTCGATGGTAAAGCCGTGCTTGATGGCTTCCTCTGCCGGCATATCGATGATTTTGGAAAACAGGCCGTTGTTTTCATAGTGCATTTCAAGCACATCGTCAGCAACCGGCGCATCCGGTACGAAGTTGTACTGCTCGGACGAATCTTTCGATGTGCCATACCGGTTAACCATGTTGACGTATCCGTCAGCACGGTACGGTCGCACAGCCTTGCCAGTCTGACGCTGAATCAGATGCGCATAGTGCTTGATGCGATCCTCTTGTGTCATCTTATCCACGCTTATATCTCCTTCCGGTATGGTAATCAAATCAGGTTGCTGAGGTTGAATGCGCATCTGGATTCGATCTCTGCAAAAGCATTTGCGGAAGCATCGACCATATCCTTGAACTTTCCATCTGGGAAGTTTTCAAGCTGAAGCAGGTACTCTTCATTCCACTCGCCGTATACAATGTCGAAGTTTCCAGCCTGCCATTGTGCAGCCATTGGCTCCGCTCTTGCCTCTTTGGTTCCGCTTTCTGCCACAGTCGTAACATCAAAGCCGGCCAAGAACTTTATGTAGGACTCCGCCTGTTCCTTACCGGCCTGTCCGGGATCCTGTGGCAATCGAACTCGGACTCGCTTATAGGCAGCTCTATCAGACTGTGCAGTGAGCTTGATGGTCTTTCGGACATCAGATGCGGACATCTGCTTGTTGACCACGTTGGCAATGACATATCGTCCATTCTTCCGCTTTCCCATAAGGACGCCAGCAGTATATGCCGGGTCTCCCTTGTCGTCCTTTTCCGTAGCAGCCAAGTCCCAGCATCTTACCCACTGGATGACATCCGCAGGGACACTATTGAGAATCTCTCCAAGCTGTGATCTCTTGAAGTAAAGACCAGCAGCGGCCTTGATCTTCCAGTTTCCATAAAGAAGGCGCTCTCTCTCGATCTGAGACAGCGCCTTTAGGTTTGCAAGGTAGCCCGGGTTCACCTTCATAAGTTCCTTGTTGTCGCTCAACTTAGACATTATGAACGTGACAGACCTCGGCTCACTTTTCTCCTCTTCTGTGGTGAGATTGAATCTTTTCCAGAGCTCTTGCCGGGTATTAGCCCAGTAGAGCACTTCATCCCGGCGGATAAACCATCGAATCTTCCCACTCCGTTCAGGGATTGGGTATCCGGTATCCTGATCGATCCACCACTCAATGAACTTTGCCACCCATGAATTCGCATCAGGGTTGCATGTAGCCCTGACAAATGGCTCAACACCACAGGCAGATCGGTTACGGGACAACATATAGAAGAACGTTTTCTCGGTAAAATGAGTTAGCTCGTCAAATCCCAATTCGCAGATCTGAGAGCCTTGCCATTTATGGACGTCCTCGTCCTTCTCGATATGAGCGAACGTGACTTTTGATAAAACCTCGCCTTTGTCATTGCAGAACAGCCATTGCCCTCGAGCGAATTTCGGGCAAGCCCCCCTGACATCTTGGTAGATCTGCATGGATTCATCCCACAGACCGCCCTGTGCAAATATCTGGTTGAAGTTCTTTCGGAATATGGTGCAGCCAAACCCGGGCACGTTCTTGTACCGAAGGGCAGACATGAGCAATCCAAAGCTTTTCCCTCCGCCGGCTGCTCCTAGCCGCCATAGATACAAATGCTCGCGGGGGTAGACATGAACCGTGTCTGAGGTCCTTCCTGCGGCTTCAGGATCTGTGGCATACTCATCACCCCTTCCGAACGGAATTTGGAAAATTATTCCTCAGTCTTGCCGCTCTCTTGGTCTTTTTCCTCAAGATCCTCGAACTTTTCTACCTGCGGCATGTAGATTACGACATCGCTGTGGCCTTCCTCGTCATTCATGTTGAGCGCGGCGCTGGATCCATCCGGCCCATTGCCGAGAGCTTCCACCTTAGCGTTGACTTCCTTATCCCGGCGGGCATCGGATGCAATGCTCTCGCGCTCTCTGCGGATTTCTTCGGGATCGTATCCTCCCATCTTCATGAGGGTGAGGTATGCATCCAGATTGCCGCTCAAAGCCATTGAAAAAAGCCTGGCGCTAAGGGCGTTCATGTTGGTCAGCTCTTCCGTAGCAACGCCAAACTCCTTGAGGTTTGCTTCCCAGCCCTTCTTTGCAGACAGCTGAAGCATGTACCGGATAGACTCTCTGGCATCCTTCTTGTTCCGTTTGGACTCGCCGGATTTGATCCCGCCCTTCCGACCATTCTCTCTTGCCTTTTCGGACCCCTTGGTGTATTGATTTTCCTTCAGTTGAGGGGAAAGTTTTCTTCGCGTTTTCTTCGCGCTTTTAAGCGCCGTTTCGGGAGCGTCATTCCGTTCCTTGTTTTCGTCCACTAGTTTCACCAACCTTTTTCAAAAATTACAGCCCCTACGCATTGGTCGTAGAGGCTGTTTCTGAGCGTTTTTTATCTTCTTAGATTGATTTTATTCCATACAGCCGTTGCACGGTTTCTATGGCTTTTTGTGAGATTTCATAGGGCATCTTCCCTATCTGCCTGTAAAAGTCCGGCCATACCATACATTCATATCCCCGCTTCATAGTGTCGGAGTCTTCCTTGGATATGCCAAAATGGAAATCCTTGGCAATTCTCAAGGCTTCCTTGTATCTTCCCTCCGCCACCAACCTCCGGACCTTATCGGACTTTCTTTCAGGCTCACTCCTCATAGGGGATTACCTCCACGGGATTCACTGGATGCGTTTTTGCGAATTCCCGGATGGGCTTCATCCCCACCTCATCGAGAACTCCCATCTCCACGTCCTGCTCGTAGGTGTACAGCCAGCTTGCTTCATCGAAGTATGCCGGCTGGAGAGGTGTAAGAGCTGCCTGCTCACTAACGGTCATATCCCAGTCAGTTTTCCCCGCTTTCTTTCCCTTCAGGGTGTGGCAGTCATATACCCACTCAGGGATTTCACCATTCACGAGCCTTGCCCGCTCAATGGAAGGAATGTCCCACTGCGACCAGTCGATAAGCTCATCGAACTTGACAATCTTGTTTGATAATACGGAGTCGAACCGGTCATCTTCGTAGTAGCACAGCAGCATGACCGCCTTCGCCACGAAGATGTTGTCCTTATCGAGAGGTGCTCTCCTCTTGTTGACAACTTCATCGCAGATCCGCAGGGCGTCAATCTCACTATAGAGATCCAGCGCATTGGTCAGGGTGTAATCGAGCAGTGTCTCCCAAAACTTCTCTCGGCAATTTTCCCGGAAGAAGTTGGTGTGATAGCCGATCATATCCATGTCGCGGTGTTTCATAGCCTTCTGGAGAGCAAGGCCATTGTATGCCACTGCGGCTTCTCCCTCGCTGAGTTCACAGAACAGATCGCAGTAGTCAATGTCAGCTTCTTTGAATCCGTTTTCTTCGATAGAGAGCTGATCGCATCCATCAGGATTGATCTTCCCGGCAATACGATCATGGATTCTATTCAACTGCAAATGAAAACCGTACATCTCAGATTCCGAAAACTCGAAGTTGCGCGGCTTTCTGTTTGCAAGGACGAAATTGCAGGCAAAGTAGCAGGCATCCCGGCTTTTCTTTGCTCTGCACATCAGAGCGAGTGCATCACTGAGGTTCTGGTCGCTGGGATGCACTTCATCACATTTCCTCAGCTCGACGAGTTCTTTTGATAATACGCCAAAACAGTCTTCCGATGCGGTGACAAAAAGGCGATTCCACATTGTACTGCGGTATCGCCCCTTGAGTTGTTTTGCTGCGAAGCTTGCATGATTGTAGTCGGATCGTCTGATGGATTTCTGAATCAGGCTGAGCATGTCAAACATGTTGTAGCCATTTTCTGTGTACGGATATGCCATATTTAACCTCCTGATGTGGTTTTTATATAACTATATCGTAACACAACCATTCCATTTGTAAAGTATTTTTGACGTATCACCGAGAATTATCTCGCCATTCTTCAGGAATCGCAAATCCAACATTAAAAATGTAGTCAATAACGGATAAGTTCTCGATGAACTCCCTACCGACTTGCCTGTAATGGAGTGGATGATAATCGGAATACTTCACATTGATCCCATGCCAAGTGAACAGCTCTTCATCGTTGTATGCTCTTCCTCCCTCTCCTGACAGGTACTCACTTCCCCCGAGGGTGATGCATTGGTAGAGGTTTCTTTCGTTCTTCTTGAGATCCGTGGGAACAGATTCGCTGGCAACGACAATTTTGCACGTCATCCCGAATCTATCTGCGATTTCGCGGATGAGGCCAATGTTCAGGTCTGACAGGCGGGTTGGCATGTTTTGAAAATGCCTTTCCAAGAGCTCATATCCTTCTTCAAAATGCGGAGCCTTTGCATAAGCGCACTTCATGGTCTTGAGCATCTTGCCAGCCCAATCCATGTCGTTGCATATCTCAACCTTGTTGATCGGATCTCCAAAGTTGTATTTGACCGGCACGGTAATCCTGTGCTTAGACCCAGTCACTTTGATAAAGTTGGCGTTGTGGAGTCCATCCCTAGAATACTGCACATCGTCATCCAAGACAAACACGTCGGAACGGTACATCTTGTAGAACACGCCCATGTATGGAAGGAAGTTTGGCTGATGGCCGGAGAACACTCTTACATCGGTCATCGCGGAACCCTCACATAGATCTTGTTGGTCTTCAGGTCGTAGTCGAAATACTTGCCCCACTTCGTTTTCATAAGTTCGAAGCTGGCAATCATGCTCTCTCGGCTCTTCTTTGAGTTGCCGCCTTTGTTTTTGTCAGCTCCACCGCCGGGACATAAATACTTGGGTTTGAGAATAATCCGGTTTACCAGAAGTTCCTGCATAACGACATCGGTATCGCAGCAGTATCCGATTTCAGCATTGAACCTTCCCTTGAGCTTCTTCCTGTTAATCCAGTTGATTCCGCCGGTAGTCCCCTTGAACGTGAACTCAGCATCGTATCCCCAAGGCACGTTCGTGGCATCATCACATCCCCACCCGATGTTGAGGTCGATCATAAGCTGCCCGATTCGCTCTATCTCAGAAGTGATAATCTCAGGATCTGTGATGGCTTCACTCTTCTCGAGACGGTAGTAGAATCTCGGAACATCATCGCCGATAATACAGAAGTAGTCCTCCTCCGCATTATCGATGATCCAGTTCCACACCTTCGGCACGCTATCGATTAGATCGTCCTGAACAGCAATGATGTTTTCCGCCGGGATGGTCTTGAGGTAATCCTCATATTCGCTCTGGCGAATAACGACCTTGTAGTATTCCAGAAGCTTATGTGTGGTAATAGTATCAGACCTCTTATAGCTCGGAATATAGATTCCGAAAATTTCAGGCTTTTCCATGTCCCACCTCTACGTTTACCATAGTTCTTCGGCATCTCGAGCCGGAATGCCAGAAACGCGGAGCCAGTCCGGCACATCCTCCATAACCACAGAGCCAGCCTCCACTGTGGCGTTCGCACCCACGTTGTTCCCGCTGACGACCGTTGCGTTGTACCCAATATAGCTATTGTCTCCTACATGAACCGCGCCACAGATGTTGCTTCCCATGCAGATATTGCAGTTGTTGCCAATAACGCTGTCGGTGGCAAGTACAGCTTTGCAGTTGATAATGTTGTGGTTGCCAATCGTGGCCGAGGCATACACGCTTACGAACTTGTAGATGTAGTTGCCAGTTCCGATCTTGGCTCCGGGTTCGATATCAGCGGTGGGATCAATCAGGTTTGCGCACTCAAGGCCGAGCAGATTGATCTGCTCAATGAACTTTTTTCTGACCGCAAGATCCCCAACAGCAACGATGTACTTATGATCCATGAAATCCGGAATATCTTCGATCTTGCTATACACCCGGATGTCTTCCACTGGGTCAGTGATGAAATCATCGACGAAGGCAACCGTTTGATAACCGTTGATGGGAGCCAGTCTATGGCAGTTTCTTCCCTGCTGGCCGGCACCAAGGATAACGAGAGTATTGTTACTCATCTTCGCCACCGCCATCCCTTGCCTTGATGTCAGAATCATCAAGAAGTTCTTCAGGAAGCTCATCGTAAGGAATGACCTTCGCCTTCATCTTGTGATACCAGACCGCACGCGCATTGATCTTGCGCTTGGAAATCCGAACTTTCTTGCCTTCGATGCCAAGTGCTCTCACCAGATTGTTGTAATCCAGCTCGTTGTTGCATACGATCATGACATAATCGTACTTTTCGTAGTGGATAAGCTCCATCTCAGGGATCTCGCGCTCTTCGATCTGCTTCTTCTCCTCGGCCTCAACGCTGAAGTCCATGACGAGTTCAGAAGTCCAGTCAGCCAACAAGTCAAGGTCCCATTCACCAGAGTGTGTGTTGTCCTTGATGTTGATCGCCTTGAGCTCGGATTGAGAATATCCGATGAGCCGTTTGCAATCAATCATGGCATCTTCGCCATAAAGCTTCTTGACAACTTTCAACCGCTGGTTTCCGCCGATGACGTTGTTCTTTTCGTCGATGAGGAAAATCCCGAAATCTCCGAAGGTGCTCATGCTCTGCTCGAGCTCCTCCATTTTTTTGTTGCTGATCTTTCTGGGATTCCCGAAGCCGGTTTTGATATCTCCGGCTCTCATCTTGCAAACTTCAATTCGTTTTTCCATGTTGACTGTCCCTTTTCATGTTCAATTACAGTGTTTCTCTTACAAGTTGGAACGCCTCAGCGTAAGGGATGCAGACGGTAGATCCCCGGTATTTTGCAAGAGCTTCAACGGCGCCCGCGGAACGAGCGCCCGGCCACTGTTCAGCTTGCGATCTGTATATAAGAACAGCGTCGAGCTTCTTTCCGATTGTGTCGGTGATATCCTCATATACATTCGGGCTAAATGCATTTTCTGGAGTAGGAGTATCCCATCCTGTCTCAGACGGAACCTCATAGCTGAGAATGCGAACAGGCTTCTTGAACCGTTTCGGCCTCAAAGCAACCATCGCAGCAGCAGAGATAGCCTTATGGTCATTGTGGATGTCACCATGATGAGGAATGAAAATCTCATCTGGACGTGTTTCGCAAACCACATTCTCGAGCCTTCCCACGATATCAGTCATAGGCAGACTATCAAGCTCTGCAGCAGGAAGATCCAGAAATATGGTTTCTGAGACACCAAGGTATGTGTGAGCCTTTCTGGCTTCATCGCGTCCAGCTTTGATAATCTTTTGATCGAACATAGGGTGTACGCCCTTTGTACAGATGCACACGGTAACTTCATCACCGACAGCAGCCCTTTTTGCTATCGTTCCGCCAACACCAAGAATCTCGTCATCAGGGTGAGGCGCGATAACAAGAACTTTCATCGTCTTTTTCTCTCCTTCGGAATGGCAGGTACACCAGCAACGAAAGAATTCTCAGGGACATTCTTCAGGACAACAGCGCCAGCTGCGACAGTAGAGCCGTTTCCAATAGTTCGTTCGCTCACAATGGACGCCTGACATCCTATGTAGCAGTTGTTCCCGACATGGACGCTTCCGCATAGGTTGCATCCCATTGAGATGTTATTGTTGGTGCCCACCACCGTATCCGTGGCGAGAACTGCCTTACAGTTGATAATGTTGTGGCTTCCGATCTTTGCAGATGCGTAGATGATCGCAAGCTTGCAGATGTAGTTTCCTGTACCGAGCTGCGCTCCATCTTCGATATAGGCGGCTTTGTCGATCAAATTGACAGATTCAAGTTTCTGAGAGTAGATCTGGTCAACGAACTTCCGTCTTGCCTTGACATCCCCAATGGCAACGAAATATTTGTATTTTCGGAAGTCCGGGATATCATAGATGGTTTGATAAACGGGGACATCCTCTACCAATCCTGTGGCAAAGTCATCAATGAATGCTGCAACATCATAACCGTTTTCAATGGCAAGGCGCTTACATACGCGCCCCTGCTGGCCGGCACCGAAAATCACCAGCTGTTCTTTGCTTTCCATGAACGACCTCCAGATTGCTTTTATGGCCGAGGATACAGGGCTCGAACCTGCGATCGCTTATTCAGCACTGACGGAGTCAAATTCCGCTGCCTTACCAGCTTGGCGAATCCTCGATGTGCCGTGTTTCCACGGCTTTAAGTTAAACTTTCTTCCCGGTCTGGTCGTCATACGGCCAGTATGTGAAGATGTCGTCGAATACGACCGGGATCTTTTTCTGCAGCTCGAGAAGCAATGGGCACATAAGCTCACGCATCTGCGGGTGAGCCGCAACAGGTGTGCGCAATTTGAAAATGTTGCGCCACTCTCTGAAGTTGGCCGTAACCACGATCTCGGTCTTCAGGCACAGCGGCAACACACAGCGAGCCTGTTCGGGACGCATGCCATCGTTGAGCATGCTCATGTACTGCTTTTCAGACTCAATGCATACATCAAACCATCTATGCCACTTCTGAAGATCATCTACCGGAGCATTATCGTATGCATCGGGAATCCAGTATGGTTTGATAAAAGTCAGCTCCCCGTCAAACTTCTCCTTTGAGTAGTTGCAGTACCGGGTGCTCTCCTGCGCAAAGCTCGCAATTCGGTGCCGCACCAGCTCATTGGCCACGCCGCGATCGCAGGTGAACAGCACACTAAGCTGAGAATGCTCCAGCATGGCTTCGTGCCCATTCTTGACAAGAAAACTAACCAGCTTTCTCGCCGATGAGCCGTCAGGGGCTATCTTATCCTCGTTCTTATAGCAGACTCGTGCTACACGTTCAATTCGCTGCAGCTCTTCGATGCCGTCTTTTGAGATCTCAGTAAGGATTTGATAACTGGGTCTTTCAACTTTCATAAAATGGCCTTCCTTCATTTTTATTTTCATGGCGCAGCCGGCAGGATTCGAACCCGCGCGTGTTACCCACCTAGCTGTTTTCAAAACAGCCCTCTTAAACCAGACTTGAGTACGACTGCATAAAGAAAGAGAGCTGAACGTCTTCAGCTCTCTTGCATTTGACCCGTGCTTGTACCTAACACGAGCCTTGTTGCCTACTATGTGTCTCCAGACCGCGTATGTTGCGCACCACACATGATCTTTCAATACTTTCGGTCTTGGCGTGGTCGGAATCGAACCGACGACTTCTTCTGGCGGAGACCTTTTGGACTCACGCGTGCTCTACCTTCTGAGCTACACGCCCTTATAAAAGTGGAAGACTATCAGCTGGTATCAGCAGCAATGGGAATGATAATCTTCCGCTTGACTTGACATCCGCTTTCAAACCGAGTTGCAGGTCGGCCCCTAGAGTATCTACAACCTCCGCCTCCAGTCTCAGCCTTTGCTGAACGGTTGATACGATTGGAGTGGATTCCGTTGCCTTTAGCCGAAATCGATCGCACTTTCGGACAGATGAGACGGACGTATACAAGGTCAGTGCCTTTCACATAATATAGCTCCAGCATCTCATCCACCCCTTTCGCGCGGATTTCCGGTATTGAACCGGGCCTCGCATTTAAGGCATCCATTATCCGCATATAAAGCGCTCGGCTTGCAGCCTGCCGCTCCACCGTGATGGAGAGCCGAGCATGGCAGTGTGAAGGTTGGTCAATTCATGGCCTGCATTACGCAGGTGGAGCAGCTGACGGGGATCGAACCCGCAACACTCGGATTGGAAATCCGATGCTCTGCCAATTGAACTACAGCTGCATGAATGTTCCCGGCAAAATGTCGGGAACATGTCGGATCGGTTTCCTGCTGTTGCCGATCGGAAATTGCAAGATACTGTTTGCCTCTTGCTCATTCTTGACAGGATACAGGATACCATAGGTTGATGATGTACTACAATGACTTTTTATGCGATTATATGATTTTTTATGCAAAATGCACGAAAACGAATATTTGCAGTATCAGATTCAGCTCTTGCGTTTCATAACCATTTTGGCAGCTCTTTGAACCTGATGTGTAATGGAGCGTTTTCCTCGTCAAACGAAATGCGAAGGCTTCCCATCACAATTTCATCATCAACCGGAAGTGATCCAGACATCGGATCCAGCGCATTCTGGATGGCCTCTTCATAAGAATCAGCATGAACGATCATCTTCCCTCGCTTTGTATATTCGATAGGAACTTCGTAGAGCCCTCGCCTTTTTTCAGAGAGCCCATATATCTTTTCTGTCATTTCTTTTCCTCCAGCTTCTTGTTGATGAGTTTGACGACATCATCGGCGGTAAGCCGTCCAACAACACCTCTGTTTCCGATAAGCCATTTGCCCGCGACTTCCAAAAGGCCATTTCTTCCGCCGTATGAAAATTTATTGCAGATCGCGTAAAACAGGTACTTTGTTCCGAATCTTACACCGTAAGCGATTACCATATCGCCACCACCCATAGGCCGAATGACGTTCTCGTGGCTGATGTTCATTTCGGTGAGAGCGGCATCTAGCTTTTCTATTTCAGTCATTGTCGGCCTCCTTTGCTGGCGTAGGCATCTCAGTCCACGCAACAACCTCGCATTCAAAGTTCTTGCAGCAGCCTGTCCATTTGCCATCTGTCGTGTTCGACACTGTCACGATTCTGGTTTTGTCCGGAAGCTCGATAGTTACAAGCACCTTGTTGGACACGGTCTCAAACATTCCGGGCAGCCATTTCTTGGTGCCCTTGAACTTGGCAAACATCGATTCGTGCTCAGGAGGCTTCCCGGTGTGCCAGTTAAGGCAGCTTGCAGGGTCAACAGCAGGGGCACGCCAAATCATCTCCGCAATGACATCAGCGGTGCCGCTGTGATGACCAAGAGCAGAGCCATTCTGCAAACCCATGCTTGAGACCTTGTCGTACAGGTCATCTGCAAGAATCAGCTTTTTCATTTTGCTCATGATCGAAAACCTCCAGTTTGGGCTCCGGCAACGGATACCAGCAATAAAATTTTTCCGGGTGCTCCGCAACTGTGTATGCGAGCCACCTCTCAATATGGGTATCGTTCTTGTGGATTGCCAAAACGTAACCGCTTCGATCAACATCCGCCTCGGTTGGCTTCTTGTCTGGTGTGTTCCATATGTATTTCGGTGTCAGTGTTGAAGCTTTGATAATAGAACTAGCGGGTACAGCATAAAACATAGCCCCGTCCTCGCCTTTACAGTAGACAGACTGCTTCAGCAGCTCATTGGCATCTACAGGCCTAACCTCATTCACCACCGTCCTGCGTCTCCTCTCCAATATTCCATCCAAATTCACAACCGTCCTGCGCCTCCTCTCCAATCTTCCATCCAACAAGGTCGCAAATGCAGAACCATCCTTTTTTGCACCGGTGAATGATAAAGCGCCCCGGGAGAGAAGTTCCGTGGAATGCCGCGGTCGTGGTATATTCAACTTCCTTGGACATGTCTTTGATTGCCCAACTTACAGACTGCGTCACTTCCACTTTTTCATTAAAGATTGACCCACAGTTACGGCACTTGAAAAGGCCGACAATTTTTTCATTCATCGCAGAGAATCTCCTTTAGCTTTAGCATCCTTTGGCTCAAATGGGATCATGGAAATGAAGTCTCCACGGTGGAGCCGAATCGTAGCGGCGAGTGACGGTTTTGGAAATATGCTCGCCTCTTCGAGCATAAGGCTAACAGCCTCTTTTGCCATAGACATGGCATCTTCCATGTTCTCTCCCTGAGTGAAGCAGCCTTCAATATCAGGGACGGAAACGGAATAGCCTGTTGTTTCCGGGTGAAAGATAGCCGGGTAAAAAATGGTTTTCATGCGATCCTCCTTATTCGTAGTGTTCAACGGTATCAGAATACGCCGTATAGCTTGCAACAACTTTCTCGAAACGGTATTTCGTGAGAGCATTCGGATATTTCTCGCGATCCACTTCACTCATAAACATATCAAGAGGGCGGTCCCACACGATGCCGTTTGGATCTCGATAGATCACGCTGAAAGAATCGGGGCTTTCGCTGCATCGGCTGACCGCAACGATCTCAACCAACTTTCCAACCTTGAAGTGCATCCAGTGCTCACCCGGCTTTGGAATAGGCCGATCGTACTCTGCGACGCTCTTCTGCTTTTGAAAATGTTTCTCGCAGTGCGACAAATCGCAGTTCTTGACGCTCAGATCATCCAGATCATCCTCTTGCAGCACAGCCTCCTCGACATGTACATGCTGCAGGAATTGGAAAGACTGATCGTCAGCCCAGTCGTAAAGGCTATCCTTAACCTGATCTTTTGAGTACGGATCAATTGAATCGACCGCGTACCCGGAAAATTTGAAAATCTTTGCTTCGTTCATCTTTATTCCTCCTAGAGCTACATTCCTTTGAGCCATTTTGCCGGATCCTCGATCTTTTCTCCCGTATTGCTGTCCATAACTACAGGATCCTTATGAGCGTAGCCAACATCCCAACCAGGCTGATAAAAAGCAAGATGCATTTTGCCTTTTGAATCCTTGACTACAATCTCCGTACATTCCGGCGGTTTGTATTTTTCGATATCGCACCATCCAATGAAAAAATCGCACATTCTATCCACTACGATATTCGGTCCGGGAGACCTTCGTGCGCAATGGCCAGCTTTGCATTCCTCACATACAAAATATGGCATAAATTGAACCTCCGATTACAGATTTAATTTGAAGAGAGCATGTCGATCATCCTCTCGAGAACCTCAATGGCACCCTGCTTTCTGTATTCTTCACAATCTGTATATGTCTTTATCGACTCGTATTCGGTGAGGAGTGCAACAATATCAATCCCTCGAAATGTAGTGAGGTCTTCAGAAAGGCCAATGAGCATGTCAGCTCCACAGTCCTTGACAATTCCCTTCCGTTGCTTATAGATATCTTTTGAATCCATAAGCCTCTTTGCCTCAGCTTTTTTCTCCAATCCAGCTTTCTTGAATCCCTCAGAAATGGAAATCGCATCAACTAATTTGATTTTCTCCATGAGACAAGCCTCCATAGAACCTATTTTTTATATGCTCGCAGCTCCAATGCCTGCATTGCGCCTTCCTTTGTTTTATAGATGCCGGTTTTGCTTTCACAGTTAAGGCATTCTACAAAGTATCTCCACATTCAAGCCTTCGCTCCTCTATCGTTTAGCATGATATGAGGATACTCCGATGCGCAAAATGGGCATGGTTTTAATTCATGTTCTTCCATCACAACTTTCCTTAGAACTTAGTTTTTATCAGCTCCGACAACCTCTCTCAGAGCCAGAATGCCCATAGAACACGCTTCATACTTTTCTACATCATTCGGATCGAAGAGATTGCACCCAGCCCGGATGTCAGAAAGGGTATGAATTGAATCCCAGATTTCCTTTTTAGTGTAGTTCCCGGCAACTTTCGTCATAATGAAAACCTCCTAAATCTCAGCTTTTATCGACTTAGTGATTGTCTGGCCCACCGGCAACAAAATCTGCAATCATGTTAATTAAATCATACAGGGGACCTTCAATATCATACGAGTCAGTCAAATGTTCTTCAAGATATTTCCAAACAACCTTTGCTTGCTCTGTAGTAACTTTTTCTTTTCCACCAATCGCTCTGTTTAACGCATCGGCAATATCTTTATAGAAAGCAGCATAAGTCTCTTCGCGAGCTTTCATTTTAGCTTGATTAAGCCTTTTCACTTCGTCCTGATATTTCTGATTGTTCTTAGAAACCTGTTCACGATTCCATTTTACGGATTTATCTTCGTCAAACACATATCCCTCTTTTACAAGAGACATTCCTACTGGCTTACACGACATATTCCTTACTTTATTCAGTCGCTCAACATAATAGTCACTCATATCGGTTTCCTCTTTTTTAATTATTGACGTAATACCGTTATAAAATTTCATTTGAAAATCTTACGGAACTTAACTTTTATCGGATTTTGAGCTTCTCGGATTTGAATTCAAAGATCATTTTTCTGTAGTCGCTATAGCACCCAGAGCACAAGTCTCCAGTGTCTTTTCGCCATCCCCATCCGTGTAGTAGCGCCCTGCTTGTGTCATCCACTCGGATCTCGCACCCACAACGGTCGCACACTACATTCATATACCTGCCGTTTGCTTTTTTATCCACAAGCTCCTCCTAAAGATTATCTCCTGCCATTATTGAAAATGGGACGTCTTACCTTCCGCTTTTTCCTCAAAACAGTTACAGATCTCAGGGGCTTTGTGATAGAATTCTCTCATAAAGCCAGCTCCGCACACATATTTAAAGTAGTCATCCGTCCTTTTGCAGATCAGATGTTTGCATCTATCACAAAGCGGTCTTGGCTTAACGCTTTGATAAAGCATGAAGATCGCAGCGCCTGCGGCCGCGATCTGCGAAATCTTCAGAATGACATCAAGCATCTTCTTTCTTCCTCCAGCAGCGACATTCATCATCGAGATCGGTAAAGTCAGCTACATGCTCAGATTTGTAGTAGCAGCACACTCCCTCATACTCCGCATAATACTTGCAGCTTCCGCATGTAGGAGAGACTCTTCTCTCGCAATTGTGGGCAGTGCAGAGAATTGGAGTCTCTTTGTCTGCAGGTGTGATAATACTGATATCGCACTTTTCAGGGACGCACAGAAAAGTCATTTGAAATCCTCCGTTTTTTCTTGGAACACATCAAAAAGTTTTTGGTGGGTTCCCAGTCCTCTACGACGACTTCGAGATATTTGTCGCACAAAAAGTCACCTTCGCCAATGTACTGGCAATAGTCGCAGGTGCCAGGATCGCATGTTTTTCCTTTCTTTTTCATAACAACGCTGTACCTCCTTAAATAGGTTTCATTGGCGTGTCAAGCCGAGAAAACGAGATAATCATGAACTCATCGTAGTCTTTGCGGGTGGATGGCTCTTCATCGAAAGTCATTTTTGCTTGAGATTCAAGCCACTTGATGTCATCAAAAGATTCGATCATGCAATCGCAATCAATGATAAACGTGGCAGTCGTGCTCATGTAGGGGTATTTCACGGTCGCTCCAACAAAATACTTCATTTTTGCTCATCCTTTCGTTCTACGAGAACGAGATCATTTCGTTCGCACGCATAGCTTTTTGACAAGCCATTTCTCATATCAAAGTCTGCGATAATATAGTCATCAGGATCGGCTCGGAGAACCGTTCCAGCCGTTTTCAAAATCTTCGAGTAAACCACATCACCAATGCGGAGCTGTTCATCGATGTCTTCGTTAGCCATGTACTTTTCAGACTGTTTGAGCTTACAAAGAAGCTCGTTGTTTTCCTTCTTCAGCCGCTCATTGTCTGCTGTGAGGATTCGCACCGGACTTTCAAGCCGATCTTCATATGTCAGGACATCCCAGAGTGTCGTTTGCTTGAGGTGATCTACAATTGAAAAATAGTCATCAATCAGGCTTTTCAGCTCGTCCCTGCAGAACATGCCGTAGTTGTCTGTTTCTCTGACGTTGCTTGCCAGAGTATCCAGTGCATTGTAGGCGTCATTCCTTGAGTGTTCCATAGCCGTTGCCTCCAATCATTTTAGCTTTCTGGTCGCGCATCAATATGCTTACTTCAAAAGCGCATTTCTCGCAAACGTCTGTGCCATACCGGCTAAGGTCGATGTCGTGGAATGGAAATCCAAAATCTAGCTTCCCAAGCCGATATCTCTCTACTTCATGGCCCAAAATGTTCATCTCTGTAACCTTTGGAATCTCCTTGCCGCAACGATCACAGAAAATCTTCTCGATCCGCATTTGTCACGCCCTCACAGATTCGCTTCCCCCCGTCGGGGGATAGCACTGCAACCCGGTTCTTGTTGATATCCCATACTTCGAACTGGTCAAAGCTTCCGCCAGCCGGCTTTGCCTGAGCCGTCCGAAGCAAGTACCTTGCATACCTTTCTGCATTTGGAAAACTTGAGCAGTCCGTAAAATGAGTGTAACTGCCATCGTCCTTGTTGTAACCAAGAACCGTGAAATAATTGGGATGCATCATTACTTTCCCTTCCTGCCGTACTTGTTCTTCAGAAACGCCTTGTAGTTCTCAATGGCATCACGAGCTTCTCTCAGGGTGGAATCGTGATCTTCCCTGAATTTCCTTACCGCTTTGATAACCTCGCCATACTCACAAAGCTCCTGCCACGATCTGGTGTCAGGAGTCTTTTTCCATTCGCCTTCTTCGATCAGAAAGCCGTTCTCAACAAGGAGATGAATGCCCTCTTCACCGATCATATCGCCAAGCGCCTCAGTATCATCTTCGGAAACGATCATTCCGGTAATGCAAGAGCGGAACTTCGGTGAGATGGTGGTGTAGCGATCAAGAGTAACGCCGGTCTTGCCGTTCAAGAAGCAGAACGAATAAAACATAATGAAAACCTTCCTTCACGTTTGACTTATTATTTGCTCAAAAAGTGAGCTGAATAGACCAATAGTCCCTGTCATTTCCGGTGTAGATCAGAGAATCCGAAACTTCTGTGTGCCGATCGCACTCATGATAGATTTCGGGACCATGGCTCTGAAGCCATCCAGGTTCCACACCGAACTCTTTGATAATCTCGCTTTCGTGGATAATCGCGACACGAGACGAAGCCTTCTCTTTCCCCTTCGCAATAACCCATTCAACGATTTCCTTGACGCTCGAATTTTTCATTATCCATCTCTCCTTTTTGGGGTAGTATTCAAAAAAATGGTGGGCCAGGCAGGACTTGAACCCGCGACCAAGCAGTTATGAGCTGCCGGCTCTGACCGACTGAGCTACTAGCCCGTATTGATAATCAGTCGTTATAAAACGCATCTCGGCTATTTTTCCGGTAGACGGCCACGACTGTTTCGATATACTGTGGATCCTTCCGTTTCATTTCCTTGTACGTCTCAACAGCTCCTCTCCAAGTGCTTCCGAACATCCACCTGAAAGCTTCAGAAAATTCTCTCTGCGTAGGCATTTCATTTCCTCCAGACTATATGTGTTGACAATCGATGCGGAGATGATCCGCTGGTCGGATATGTCAGATTCGAACTGACGGCCTCCAGATCCCAAATCTGGCGCGCTACCGTCTGCGCCAATACCCGATAAAGCCGGGTGCTCCCGGCATGGATTGGAACTTCACCACCAAATAGGCAATTTGTATGGATACTTCGGATCTCTCGGCGGTTTTCCGTTCATAAGACGCTCCTCCTTTTTATTGATAAACAGCCATCACGCTGTCCGTACGAGTCCTGCGGCAGCGGCAAGCTTGATCCCAATAGTGCCAAACTCGGAGCAGTCAGGGGCATCGTAGTTGACTGTGTAGGAGAAGGCATACCCTTCCTTGAGATCCTCTCGATCGGAATCCCAGTCATCCTTGCAGTCGCTTACAAACAGGTAGCTGTCCATCATGCCGATGCTTGTGTAAGCTCGAACGACAGTGTAGACAAGGCAGTTGTGCGCTTGCTCAAACTTTCTAAGGGCATCAAGTTCATCGCCTTCTACCCAGTAGTACGCTCCAAAGGGAGGATCACTCCGGCTAACATAGCCCCCCTGCTTGAACTGCTTGATGGTCTCCGGGAAGATTCCGAGCATCTTCATGCGGTTGATGGCTTCCGTCTTCTTTTCTTCAAAGCTGATGTTCATATTCTTTTCCTCCGCGATCATTCAGATACTTTGATAGCATCAAGCATAGACAAGGTGGATTTCAGATTGATAATCTCGTTCTTAAGTCTTGAAAGATCCTCAGCGTAGCTGAGAATCTGATCGGCGAACGCAACAGGATCACTGTCAATGCAGTTCCTGATGCTTTCAACGTCGCGATTCATCATACCGCGCTTCATTGCGATATCGATATTGATAGTTTCCTTGAAAGCGTCAATCTTGGTCATCCAAACAGCCTCCTTTTCGGTAATCATAGTTCAACAACAGCGTATCCGTGTACGTTCCCGGTTCCGAAGATCTTCGCAAGGTTGCAAAGTTCATCGATCGCCTGATTTCTGGTGTCAAAGCCAAACGTCTCAATCTCCTTCGGGGTCGGATGTGTTGAGGCAAAATGCTCCTTTCCGAAGTACCCGGGAACATAAGTGCAATCGGGAAGCTCAACGTTCTTGACAGCGAAATACTTCTTCATTTTGGCCTTCATTGTATTTCCTCCGTTTGTTGTGGGTTTGTTTTTACAACGTTATCGTACCACAACTACCGTCCATGTCAAATAAATTGCGTTAATTCGCAATTTCCGAAGTCTTCTCGGACGGATTCATTGTTCCTTCCTCTTCGATCATCGCAATGTGCAGGAGTGCAGAGCCGTGTATTTTGAACACTCGTCGAAGATAGCTATCTTGCTTTCGCTCATAGTCAGGTTTCATACCAAACATGATCCGGGCAACATCGCTCCACCCGTTGCAATCAAAATACCGAATCTGGATAACTTCTCTTTCATCTGAAAGTTTCAGCTGCTCGAGTTCTTCCTTGATAGCGGCCTTTTCGACCTTCTGCGACATTATTGCTTCATTGATAGCATTTTCTAGGTCTTCCTTATGCTCAAGATCACGCGCCATTCTGTCACTTCCGGCTCCGGCAGCTTTAGGCATATCGGACATCCTCTGGGATTCTATGCTTTTCATTTTGGAAATCAAAGTTTCAAGCCGTTCGACCTTGACGTCGATTTCCCGCTCTTTATCGCGGTATGCGTTGAGCCGATTCTTTACGGCATCAACGTCATACCGTCTTTCTTTTATCTCGATTTCCGGGCTTCTCACTTTGATTTCCTCCTACATCGTCATCACTCTATCCTTTAGCAGGGGCAGATAATGGAATGAAAATGTCCCAACAGAGAGGTTTACTTGCTGCCAGTGCTTCCAAACCCGCCACGGTCAGGGTTCCCGAGGTCATCAACGGGTTCAAACACGATCGCTTCGGACTGGTCAACAAGCCGGAACTGGCACAGCCGTGTTCCCTTCGGAATCTCAGTGTGCCGGATGGCAACAGCAGGGAATCCCCAGATGTCATTGTTGCCGCAATAGCTGTTCTCAATGATGCCAATGCTGTTCGCCATGATGACACCATAGTTCTTGCAGGCAGAAGAGCGTGGGACCACGACGGCATACTTTCCTTTGGGCAACTGCATGGACACGCCAAGAGAGATGATCTTAAACTCCAGCGGTTCGAGGGTTGCATCTTCTGCGGTGTAAAGATCGACCCACTCGCCGTAAGACGCGGGAAGCGGGTTTCCGTGGGTATTGATAATGACTTTCATACTAAAACCTCCTTAGTCAACTGTTTTCATCTCATAAGACACAATAGGTTCGGCCACATAGCAGTTAAGATCGCACGCCACCTTAACCGCATTTTTGGGACTCTGGCCGAGGTAAAGAGCTGCAGTTGCAAAGTACATGCCGGCTCCGATCGCAACGTAGTCTTTCACTCGATTCACAAACGTTTCCTCGATTTCAAAAAGACGCCCTTGGTAAGCAATAACGTAATCATTCTCAATTTCGGCGTCTCCTCCGAAATCCTTTTTCCATTTAAGAAATTCGACCATGTACGCAAGAACATCTCTCTCAGTGGCAGATTCTGGCTTGTGGGTCTTTGCAAATTGCCACATTAAAGAAGCCTCTCTCGCAGTCCCACAAGCTCCAATAATCATATCGTTGATGCATTCAAGCTTTGAAAAAAAGCCAGATCTCTTCATGTCGCCTTGGACAATGATAGAATCCGCTGCCACTTCGATGTGGTCGGTATATACCTTTGCTGCTACTACGCTCATATATCTTGTCTATTCCTTTCATTTGTCTGGCGCATCAGGTTGATACATCCAATGGGTCACGCCGTCAAAAGACGTTCCGAAGCTTGCAGAGCCTTCGGCGAACATCCATTCGTCTGCCGGATCACCTTTGACATGAAAGGCAATGCCCGTCCATCCATCATTGGTTACAACATACACCTCAACGCTACAATCTTTGGCCAAAGGATCCACGTCATCTTTAGGCATTTCCTTGTTGACATCGTGCCATCTAAGCCTATCGGCTCTCTTGAGGAGCCTTATGGTATCTTCCCTATCCTTTTCGGTTTCGCAATGAATGATGATGTCAAACTCATCATTGTACTTTTTGAGATTTCCATCATTACCCAATTGCAGTAAAATTTCATCTTTCATAGAAAAAGAGCGCCCGTCAAGCCAGATAGCACAGCTCTTGTTCAAATTTCAGGGCATCTCCATTCCGATAACCTCTTCGATTTCTTCAACGTCCTCGGGTGAAAATGTCAAAGAAGCTCCTCCGAAGTCATATTTTCCAGCCTTCCAGTCGCATTGGAACTTTTCAAAATTGTCTTTGTACCGCGGGAACGGATGAGTCTGCTCGGCGAAGTATACGCCGCGCATCACCTTCTCATCATCAGCAGCTGACCAACTATCAAGATGATAGCTTTCTCTCCGATCCCAGTCCCACAGCGACAGGACAACTTCCGCGCCGTCAAACTCTTCATACATTTTCTGAAGGTTTTCAAAGTCCCGGTAAGTCAGCCCCTGCCCTTTGAACATCTCTCGGATTTGCTCTATGCTCTTTCCGCCAGTACGCAGACTGCAACGAATCATTTTACGGGCAAGACTCATTTTTCACACCTCGCTAGAATGGCAGGTCATCTGTATCGTCAATGACAGCGAAATCGTCAGCCGCTGTTGCATCCTCTGCGGGCGCAGGATCCGCAGCGTCATAGCTCGTGTTAGAGGATGCGTTTTGATAATCATTGCCTCCGCCAGAGCCGTTGTTCTTGGGGCCAGCGAAGTTAATGTTGTTTGCAACGACCTCTACTGCTGTACGCTTGTTGCCATTCTTGTCTTGATAGTTTCGGGTCTGAAGACTGCCTTCAATGGCAATCAGACTACCTTTCTGGAAATACTTGCTTACAAAGGATGCCTGATTTCGCCAAGCGACAATATCGATGAAATCTGCCTGACGCTGCTCTCCTTGGCGTACAAAATTACGATCACAAGCGATACGAAAACTGCATACATCAGTACCGCTCTGCGTGGTTCTGAGCTCAGGGTCAGCAACCAGCCGACCCATAATCGCCACTACATTCAGCATTTTCTTGCTCCTTTTTTCTCTTCAGCCTATAGATCTTGCAGAGATCCTTGTCCAACCTTACGCCCCGATCGATGTGGTACTTCCGGTTGAAGGTGATCTGGCCGATCTGGTGCGCTTCTGTGTGGTGGATTCTACATAATGGTAAAACTTCCATTCCTTCGTGGATGATGTCTTCTCTGTCTCGTCCGGTGCCGACATGCTCAACGTGGTGCAGATCACTCTGCTTTCCGCATACGCAGCATTTCTTAGCGGCCAAACAGGCATAGATGTAATCCTGTGTGTCGTCTACAAAATCCAGCAGAGGGAAGCTACAGGGCAGATCCCAGTCGATGATGAAATGTACAAGGAATCTTTGAAACGCGCACACAAGGCTCATCGGAGCATCGCTCAAAGAGAACATCTGGTCAGCAGTGGACTCCATATCTTCAACCAAGAACTTCAACTTGAGGTATTCTTTGGCGGGGTCGAGTCCCATTCCCGTGTAGTTTGCAATCTCTCTAATGAGCTTGTAACACGTTCTTCTTTGCTTGTCAGACAGTGGCCGAGAGTCTATCAACTGGACATTGCACTTTGAGTAGCCTCGCTTTGTCATGGTGAACCAATCATCATAAGGCGCTCGGATGATAATCTCTCGGGTTCTGTCGTCATAACCTACTATCGTTCCTTTTACAACATCGATGGGGCTTTTCATGTAGCTTCCCTCTTTTTACGGATTTTTATGGCCTACTTAGTCTTCCGGCTCGTCGTAAGTGTAATCACCATCTTCGGGGTCATCCTCGGAAGCATCGGTGGATGCTGCGGGAAGCTTACGAGGGCCTACCTCAGATGCCGCCGGGATTGCCTTCTGGCGATCAGTGTCGTCATCCACAACATCATTGTAGTCAGCATCAACGAAGGAAGGCTCGACATGCTCAATCTGTCCATCAAACATATTGGTCTGGCCGTCATCGATGCGGCGCATGACATACTTGCCATCCTCGTAGACGAGCTCATAGTCTCCAGTAAGAGCGCCGGACTTGCGGTCCTTGACCTGCATGACAGAGCTGATGTCATGCTTGAAGGACGGACGGGTGATGTCCTGATTGCCGTTCGGAGTGCCAACGCTGACCTTGTCCAGCGTGATGCCAAGCTTCAGGGTGATGGTGGCGTTGTCAGCGTTCTTCATCTCCATGTTTCCGATCGTACGTGCCAGCACGCCGTCGAAGTCCTCCTTCATGGCTGCAAAGGTGTCGCTCTTCAGGCTCAGGATCATTTCGTTGTTGGTCATTTCAGTTTCCTCCTAAAATATCAAAGGGTGTTCATACGGATATACTTGTTGCGACATGACTCGCAGCATGTATCAACAAATCGGTTGTTCACCTTGGTGAAAAGCCAGCCTTTTTTCTTCAGGTCGGCTTTCTCTCGGTAGGACTTGGCTTCTTCCTCCGAGGTGAACGGGTATCGCTCTTCCTTGTTACAGCAATCGCAGGAGTAGACAATATCGCCCTCCCAGTAGCCGTCAAACTCAAGTTCTCTGCTCATGTTTTTCTCCTTTTCATTTCCGGTTTTCTGCGTTTAATTTCCGATTGGTAATCGCGTGGCATAGTCAATGGGATGTCCCGGATTGTGACAACCACCCGGGGAGAGTCGTCATAGAATTTTCGCACCTGCATATCCGCAATCTGAGAGTCGTCATAAAATGCAACTCCATTGATGGAGTCCAGCACCACCTTAGCCACGTTGTCGATGTCAGGCTTTACGACAGGCCTTATGATGTGCTCTCTCATCAACTTTGCGCGTTTCTTGCTCGAGCTGGACGGTATCTTGAAATACGCAGTGATTCGGACATCAAGAGGAATCTTTGGGTCAAACCGAATTCCTCTGCACTGGCTCTGGTACGCATACTTCACAAGCGTCTCGTAGTTTGCAGTTTTTTCCGGTGTGTAGGTATTCACATGCCCGCACACCGTAGAAAACTTTGGTCTTCCTTTTCCGATGGGCTGTCCAAAAACGGTAAACTTAACTGTCACTGGGCGTACCTCCGATTTCATCGATACTCTCGTTGTACGAATATTTGATAAAGTATTCGTAGCTTCTACCGTTTTTCTTCCTCCGAATCGGAGACACACTGTATCCGTTCTTATACAGGATGGCAACGACAGTCATACGATCCGCTTCATTTGAGATGCGAAGGACTCCTTCTTTCTCACGTTCATTCATTGGGTTTATCTCCTTTTACTTGCCAAGCAGATCTTCAATCTCCTTGAAACGTCTGGATGCTTCTTTTTTTCTCCAGCTCGGTCCTGTGAACTGCATCGGATAGCAGGACTCGAAGATTCGATCATAAATTCGGCTGTAGCGGATATCTTGCTCGTCCTTCATCTGCTCGATAGTAAGATTCGTAGTCAGAATCATCGGAAGTCTTTTCCGATATCGGCTATCCACAATGTTGTAAACCTTTTCTAACGTGTAATCAGTTCCACGCTCAGCTCCAAGGTCATCGAAAATAACAAGTTGTGCAGAATTGAGGTTTGATAATATTGTGGACTCCTGACCGGTGGATTGAATGATCTCCAATAGCTTGACAAAAGATGTCATGACAACAGGAACGCCTTTTCCCATAAGACTGTTGGCTATACAGGCTGCAGCATAGCTCTTTCCTGTTCCAACTCCACCCCAAAAAAGCAGTCCTTGATTGTTATCAACCATTTTCTGAAACCGATCGGCGTAGCTGATGCACAGTTTTCGATTTCGCTCATTATATGGATTGCTCCGAAATCCGTCAAAGGATGCATTTGCAAGCTTTTCATCCATCAGACTGGCCGCTTTCAACCTTTTAAGCCTTTCGGCATTTTGCGCATCGGCCCTATCTTTCAAGCCTTTTTCGCGATCAGAGATATCGCATCTGCACTGAATCGGAACAATCAGCTGGCTTTTATGATCCTTGTCTTCAGGAGTCGGATTGGAAATCATCATAATCTTCTGTCGTAGACTCTTACAGCGGCCACATACAAGAAGCCCCTGACTATTCCTATAGTCTCCCGGCCTCTCCTTCTGCATTTTCATGCATCTTTCAGCCGCTGCTTTCATCATCTGATAGCTTGTTTCGTACATTACGGCTCACCCCATTCCGCAAACGGATCTGCAGTATTCGGTTCTTGGCATTCTGCCGGTGAAGTGGGTTTCTTCTTGATGTAGTCCGTGAACGGCAAGCTATCGCTCAGGAATGTCTTCGGATGTTTGATGTAGTTCTGCTCAGTGTGAAGCCTATTGCACTCCCCGGCATAAGCAGTAGCGGCTTCGATAAGTTCCTCGTCCGAAAATCCATCTTTTCTTCGAGCGGAATACTTTTTGTAGGCATTCCCCTTGTCGATTTTTCTTGGGTACGCCTTCCAGAAAGATTCAAAGCCTTCAGAATACTTGGATACCGGCTTTTCATCCTTCGGAAGGAAACTCATGTTCTCGGCCTCTTCGGTGGCTTCTGTCGTTTGATAATCGGCAGTTTCGCGTGTTTGCTCCGGTTCATCTGCGGTTCCACGCTTTTTAAGCCGTTCCTTCTTCTTTCTCCTTGCATCGCTCTCTCTCCGCTCGTTTGCCTTGTACCACAACGCCTGCCATTGATCCCAGTCGTGGATGACGAGGTCTTTCTCGTTTTCAACGTCAATCCACCCGTTTTCTATGAGCAAATCAACGACATTCGGGATTTTTGCAACCAACTTCATGCTGAACGCGTCAAGGATATCCGTTTTGTCCGCGCTTATGATTCTGCCAAACTTGTCGGCGTTCTTGAGTCCCCACATCCAGAGGGACACCAATGTTCCAAGGGCCTCTTCCTTGGTGCATCCGATTGACTTAGCAAGCTCTCGCAGCTTCCTCCCGTCAACCGTATCATGCACACTGACCCATGCCATTGAGCATCACCCGCCTCTCCTTTTGATAATAGCGATCATTCGCTGGCTTCATCGGCGGCAGTCTCCTCACTGGCGACAGCAGCTTTTCTGTCATCAACCATCTTCATGAGCCTTTCGGTAGCTTCGACATACTGGCTTTCAGTCATTCCCGTTGTCGATTCAAGTCCCATACTCTCGATGATTTTCTTGACAACCGCATTGCCTTCTTCCTTGCCGAACTGTTTTTGGGCGGCTTTGAAAAGAGCCTGTCGCTGTTCCTGAGAGATGACGGGATCAGCATCGACAACCTCGGTCGCCGGTGCATTTGAGCTTTCCGTGTTCTTCACCTCGCGGAAATTTACGGGAATCGCTCCAGAAGCGACCATTTCATCCTCGCTGTACAGGCCCTCGTAGTCTTTCGGGAACGCATCGCGGACGCACTGAGAGACGGCTACCTTGTCGATCATGGTCGCCGGCTTTGTCTTCCAGTTCGCCTGGCCCTTGTTGTACTCCTCAAGGGAAACCTCCTTGTATGCGGTACGTTCCTTGCCGTTCCGCATGAAATAGACCTTACACCATCCGCCGATAAGCTTCTCTCCCGGGTAAAGGCAGCAGCCTTCTTTCTGCACGATCTGCTCTCCGCGCAGAACGGTGATGCCGTCTTCCTTATAAAGGTAGTCGGGATTGCTGAATGCCCGGCGCAGATAAGCATCCTTACCGATAACCATCTGCGCAGGATCACTGCCAAACTTGATGCAGTACACTTCGCCGGAGGCCAACGGGTTCAGCTTCTGCATCTTGCAGGTATTCATAAAGAACACCAGCTCCTGATCAGTCACTCGATCGGCCTGTCCTCTGACAAGGTAGCGCTTAACGAAGTTCAGATCCAGATCAACTCTCGTGCCCATAACGTCATAACTGACGCTCAGAGCGTTGCTTTCGGCCTTGCTCAGTGCATTGTTTGCCATAACAATAACCTCCTTTAAATTCAACCACGGGCGCTAATTTGCGTGGTTTCTTCATAAATAACACCGGGAATCCGAATGGTTCCCTTAGATGCTTTGATAATCCGCAGAATCGCTTTTTCATCGACCGGGCGGATAACCATGCCGTTAATCTCAACGGGGACATGGGAAGCGTCAACGCCAACAATCTTCCACGTCTTGCTCTTGGACACACCCTTGACCTTAACATCCGGGGCACTGACGCTTCCGCCAATGGACACGTCATCCATAACTTCAGCTTCAGCCATAGCGCTGCTGGCGGCCTCGGTGTCCCCAGATGCCTCTGCGGCAGTAGCTTCCGAAAGTTTCTTTTCAAGCTCAGCCTCGGCAAGCTTGCGCAGCGCTTCTTCCTGAGCCTTTCGCTTTCGCTCCTGCTCGTCAGAGTAGGTCGTCATTTTGCTTTTCAGGATATCCTCTGCAGATTTCAGAGGATCAATCATATCCTTCTTGCGAGAAAGAACCCGATCATAGGCGTCCTTCGCGGATACTCGAAGCGGCTCCCAGTATTCCGTGACCTTCTTCTGCGTAGCCTTGATCTCTTTGAGCATCTCGGCGGCACAAACATAATCCGTGTCGTTCAAAACGGCCATCCGCTGCACTCTCAACTCGATCATCGAAGCCTCCCGATCAAGTTCGGTTTCCGCAGCAATAGCGGGCTTGGCGCATTCCAAAGCGCTTGTTCCTGCAACGATTTTTTCCATAAGTAGCCAACCTTTCTTTTTGATAATATGTTTTTCGTCTAAAAAATCTGTTGTTTTAGACGAACCGGATACTATTTAGATGATTCGATGTAGTCATACACCGTCTTCAACGCCCCGAACACAGTCCAGCGTTTAGCGTCAGATGCTTGGAACTTCATTTCAGCGAATTTTCCATTTTTCTTGAGATGAAGTATCATCTTCTGCTGAACATCGATTCCATGACTTGCCAAGGCCTTTGCATACGCCTCCAACTGGACGCCGCAGTTCATTTCGATGAGTTTGCTTGTGGTTTTGTAATCGATAAGCGTAAGCTTTCCATCGATCCATGCGATCAGATCAGCAGTTCCGGCATACCGCATGATCTTGTGGTATAGCCTAACCTCAGACCCAACCACTTGCGGATCATTGATGTTCCACCATTCAAGAAACGCATCGAAGTAGCCCCTGTACTCTGGGTCGATATCATCGATTTGAAATTTAATCCAGTTCTCGGCAGCATTGTGAACCGCAGTTCCCTTATCTGCAGCCTTTTGTAGCGTAAGCTCGCTGATTCCGCTATATTCCGCGTTGCTCAAAGGCTTCATGATCGTAGTCACGCTCGGAATCTCGGCCCCGTTGAGTTTGTAGACGTGTTTGCTATCATCAAACTCAAGTTCTTTAAAATCAGGTACGATAATGTCGCTCATGAGATTTCCTCCAACACTTTTCTCCATTCATCGCTCTTTCTGAGAACGCTTTCGCTGTATGGGCACGAAATCATTCCTTTGTCGAAGAATTTTTTCTTGGCGCCGGATTCGCCGTTGTTATAAGCCGTGAGAGCCATGTTCCATTCCCCGTATTTCTCAAACAGCTCTCCAAGCATCCAGATTCCAGCCTGAAGGTTCTGCTCTGGATCTCTAAGATCCGTCACTCCAATTTTGGAGAACAGTCTGTCTCCGTTGACTTGATTTATTTGCATAAGACCGACGCAGGATCCGTTTTCAACATCAGACTGAAACCTGCTTTCTTGGTAGACAACGGCAAGCGCGATCTCATACGGAACGGCGCAATCCCCGCAGAATGTTTGCATCCGTTCCTGAAGGTTTCGAGAAAGCGGGATTCTCTCACTGATAACACACAGCTCGAGTTCGCATTCTTCATCTGCAGGATCGGATACGGCAACCACTTTCTCGGTGTCGAGAAGTTCGTGTGAGCGAAAATTCCATGTCTCTGCAGCGGACGCATTAGAGGATGCCATCAACGCGGAAATGATCGCTACGGCAATCCCTGTCTTGCAGATTCTTTTCATGCGGTGGTCCTCCCCGTTTCCGTTATAGGCGAGCAGAATACCGAAATATCGATATGTCCGATTTTGTTAATCGCTCTGCTGAGTTCTTCGTCGGTAGTGATCTGATAATCATTCTTCAGAATCTCTTGAAGCATTGCAGCAAGACTCGCTCTTTCATCCATCGTAGTCACCTAGCGCCATGAGTCCAACGGTTTTTAATTCGGATATGGTTTTGGCAAGACCATCGAGGTATTTGATAACTTCGGCCAAATTAGGTTTTTCGTCATCACTAATGATCCCGTCGGCCGCTATGTCGATGAGTCTTTCCTTAACATCACGCAGATCGTCTACTCGGAGATTCTTTAAAAGCTTGACCGTAACACGTTCAATCCCAAGAACCTCATCTGATATCGGCAGTCTTCCGCCTATCGGGCATTCGTTGAGGCAATAGTGATTAAGCAGGTACGGAGCCCTGTACAGATCAGCCATCAAGACAGCCTTATCGACGGGCATACATTTTGATAGCCCAAGCTCCGCATCGGATACTGCGGAAACGGACATTCCTAGCCGTTCGGCAGCGCCTTCTCGACTCAACAGCCTCTCGTCATACTTTGCAGCCTCTAATCTGGCTTTACACCATGGATTTTCAGCAGCTTTCGTGGCTCTACGTCCCATTTTTTTGATCCTCGGTTCGTTGTATAATTTATGGCAGGAAGGGCGGAAGCGTCTTTCCGCAACAGCTGTTGTCGTTTCCGTTTGGTAACTCCCCTCCGAAAAAAATCTGGTTAACTTGATCCATGGACAATCCAAGGATCTTCGCAACCATGACCTTTTCGCCGTCAGAGAACCGGATGTCTCCAGCTTCCTTCTTCTGATAGCTGCTCTCGGAGATTCCGAGCGCATCAGCCATCTGCTTTTGACTGAATCCAAACGCGCTTCTCGCGCCTCGGATCCATCGAAGGTTTTTTGCAAAAGGTTCCATCTCATCACCTCCATGCTTTTCGGTTCGGATTATGTTCCGTACGGTAATTATAGTTTACCATTCGGAAAAAGTCAATAAGTTTTCGATGTTTTTAGTAATTTTTGTTGCTAAAAAAGTAATTTTGTTATAAGATGATAATGAAACACCATAATCAAGGACAAGGAGTGTACACATTATGGCTCTAACTCTTGACTTAACCACCTTCAGAGAACGTCTCCGGTGGCTCATAGATAGCCGCGGATTTACAATTGCGCGGCTGGCAGACGAACTTGACGTGAGCGTCCCTGCGCTTTCGAGGTATCTCACGGGAACCAGAAACCCGGATCTTTCTTACGTTGTTCGCATTGCGGAGTATTTCGAAGTCTCCGTAGACTGGCTTCTCGGCTTGGATCATGACCTAACAACATCTTTCCCAGAGGATGTTTCCGAAATCGCTTCCCTGTACTCCATAGCAAGCGCGGATGATCGCCGCGTAGTTCACGCCGTTCTTGACAGGTACAAGAAGGTGATGCAGAATGATGTTCACTGAGAGCCCTCCTTCTGCCCGCCTAACGGAAGATTTGATTCTGTCAAGGAAAATTATCGACGCGAGCAAAAAGCCCTCAAAATCCTCTCAGAACCTTTCTCCGTTGACTTGTGTCGGCCAATGGATTTCATTGGCATCAAGCTCCTGCGGCAGGGTTGATATAGAGGCAATATTTGTCACGCCCTCCGGTCATGTCGTGATAATCCTGTCAAGCAACATTTCGGATGTGGATCAGTCTTCGCTCATTTCGGAGCTATCAACTTGGGACTGCAAAACTCTTGATCGGATAGCCGCAGATTTCGCATTGAGCTCTTTGGGCCAAGCATTCACCGTTTGCGATCTTCTCGCAAAGCACGGTCGGATAACTTTCGACCAGAGCAGTGACGTTGAGGAAAGCATAACAGATTGTCTGCATTCCGGTTCATTCTCACTGTTCTACTTCGATGATAAAAAACAGTAAGCAAAAGCAGGATGTCACATGGCATCCTGCTTTATAAATATATAGCTTACGGTATATGGTTACGGTTAAGGTTACGGTTACGGTATATGTCTGGATTTGACTTGGAAAACCACCGTGACAATCCGTTGGACAGTCCTAAGCACTTTATGCGCAGGAGGCAAAAATGACAGCAATATCAGAAAAACTAAATTCAAAAAAAGTGGCAATCTACATTCGTGTTTCTACGAGATACCAAGTTGATAAAGACTCTCTTCAGGTTCAACGCAGGGAGCTGATCGCGTACTCTGAGATGATCCTCGGGACATCGGATTATGTAATTTTTGAGGATGCAGGCTACTCGGCAAAGAACACGGACCGCCCGGATTACCAGCGTATGATGGATCGTCTTCGCACCGGTGAGTTTTCTCACCTTCTTGTTTGGAAAATCGACCGGATCAGCAGAAATCTTCTCGATTTCGCAGAGATGTACTCGGAACTGAAAAAACTCGGAATTGCATTCGTTAGCAAAAATGAACAGTTCGACACGAGCAACGCCGTTGGTGAGGCAATGCTGAAAATCATTCTGGTTTTCGCGGAACTTGAGCGGCAAATGACTTCAGAGCGCGTCACAGCAGTCATGCTTTCCAGAGCGAATAACGGCCAATGGAACGGAGGGCGTATTCCATATGGCTACGATTACGACAAAAAGACGAAGCAGTTCTCAGTGAATGCCAAAGAAGCGGACATCGTGAAAAAAATTTATCTTTTATACGATCAGTACCGGTCGCTAATCTATGTTTGTAGGCATTTAAACAATCTTGGCATAAAAACACGAGCTGGCAACGAATGGAACGTTCCCGGAGTACACAAAATCCTTACAAGTCCATTTTATATCGGTGCCTATCAGTATAATGTCCACAACGACAGGAAGGGCAACAAGAAAAACAAGGAAGATGAGTGGGTAACAATCGAAAATCACCATCAGCCAATAGTGTCGAAAACAGATTTCGACAGAATTTCAAAAGCCTTATCGGACAATTGCCTCGGCGGAGTTTCCAAAAACAAAACATACCTCAGGAAGAACATTCACACATTCGCAGGCATTATGAGGTGTGGAATCTGCGGAACTAGCATGACCGCGAGTTTGGACAGCCCACATGCTGACGGTTGGAGTCCGTCAATCTATACTTGCCGCAAAAGGCGTGAAAATACCGCCATCTGCTCAAACAAAATGGTGTCGGATTCAACGTTCGGAGGGGTCATAGTAAACTTCATTGCAAACATCATCAGAGCAAAAGATACCGTTACCGATCAAACGACATTGTCCAGCCTTGAGAATATTCTGCTGAAAAATCTTTCGTCGTCCGGAATAACAGGTATCGAGCGTCCGGGGCTTGAAGCATTGAAGCAAGCCATCATATCAGGTAAGACCGGCATAGAGTACAATCCTCCTATAGCAGAAAGCGGCCTGTCGAACACTTCAAGTGAAAAAAGCTTACTAGAGAGTAAGCATCGTAGCAAAGAATCAGCTTTATCAAGGTTGAAGTCATTGTATCTGTACAGTGACAGCGGAATGTCCGAGAGAGAGTACGCTTCCGAGCGGAATAAAATCATATCCGAACTTCAGGATATAGAGAAAAGGCTCGGAGAAATTCGTTCCGAAGATCAAGAAACAATGATTTCTAGCGAGGACTTCATAAGCCGAGCAAGCTATTTCGTGATGGTGGAGAATCTCATAGGCGATTCCAAGATCGACTACAAAAAGTTTTCGCAAACTGTGGACAAGTCGATTCAGAAGTCGTTTTTCACGTCCATCATAGCGGAAATAGACATCGTAAACGGAAAAGTCACTTCAGTGGTGTTTAAAAACGCAATCACGGTTCGCTTCAAGTATGAATAA